ATATTGCGGACTCACAGACCCAAAGAAAGATTTCTACTATGCAGACGGAACTAAACACTCTAGAGGCAAAATTAAAGGTGCTGCAGGAGAATGGAAAGAACGCTCCCGCAAACACCGATATGTGATGATGTTTGATAAAAACTTAGAACTCTTATGGTGATGTAATTCTTAAATTTTCTCCTCTTATTAGATATTCATTTATATACTGAGAAGACTTTTTGTATTTCATTTCTCTTCTCATATCATTTAAGAACATTTCCAAATATGTTTTTCTAAGAACTAAAATTTTTCTTTTCTCATCATTTTTTTGCACTTCGTAGTCAAGATTTGTAACAGAATTAACTATATTGTAAATGGTTTTGTATGAATTTGTTTCTTCGTCATAATATGTTACATATGATTGTGTAGGAAGAGTATCTATTTTTGGAGTTGGTAATTTGTAGTTTTGATTTACTATTTGTCCAGCAGGTACTATTATTCTTCCCTTAGAATCTTTTATTTCTTTTGTTTCGTAATATTTCACAGAATTTATATTATCTCCATATATGGAATATGCATAATCATATAAATTCCTATTTGATAATGGCCATTCATTCCTTATATTTTTAATATCTGCTGATATTAAAACTACCCAGTCTAAATTTGGAGAACCATACAATTCGTTTGCAACTTGATCTGGCCTTGTGTCTTCTAATATTGTATAATTATCAAATGCAGTATAAACATTTTCAAAATCAGGTCTTACTCTAACTCTTCTAAAAAGATTTTTAGCTTCAACGTAATCTAAAGAAGAATTTCTATCAACTAGTGGTGAAGGGTATTCTAAATTTGGTAGTTCTCTAAAGTATCCCATCTTAGTATCCTACTCCTAATGCTCCTTCTCCACTATCATATTCATCACTATAGAACGGTTGTAGTTCTTGGAAATTTAAATCCATTATTAGTGATATTGGAGTTCCATCATAGTATGTTGCATAAACATTTTCTCCAGTATAATTAACAGACACTCCTTTTAATGCACATGGTTTAAATCTGTGTAAAAATTTATGGTTTTCACTACCAGTTTTATAAACTGGTTGAAAAACATATGGAGTGCTTAAATAAAGATTTTCTTTACCTGCTCTATTTGCAGACATATATTTTTTAAGAGTTCTTATAATTTCTTTTATATTCTTAGATTCTTGTTCATCTCTAGGAGTCATTTTAAATGAAAATCTAAAATCACGAAGAGTTACTCCGCTAAATAATAATTCCAAATTTGGATTAAATATTTTTCCAGATTGACGTGCTAATATTTGATCAACACTCACATTTGCACCAAAAATATTAACTGCTTCTGCAGCAAGAGACCTATTAAATAATTTTGATGCATCTTGTCCAGTTATTCCAGAATCTGTTATTGCTTTGTTTATTTTATCTTTTGCTTGTTCAACACTGGTTGGTAAATCAAATACATTAATTCCCATTGCACCTTCAATAGCTTTTAATGCTCCTGCGGTTATGTTATTCATTTTTTCTTCACCCCAACCAACAGCATTCGCATCTTGAATGTTGGATGGCATAGGTAAATAAATTGTTTTTTTTATCTCTCCAATTAAAGCACTATTAATAAACTCACCTTCTTTTCTGGAATATGATTTAACTTGAATTTCAAAATAATCAGTCTGTTTTTCAATTGTAAAATCTGCAGGATATCTTAATTGGTCTGTTTCTTCTGCCATTTTGGCTATTTTTTAATTATTTAGACGAAATTTTCCAAATGGAATGGTTTGTAAGTCTTTTAATTCTGAAGGATATACTTCATAAATTCCTCCAGCAATTTCATCCCATGTATATTGACGAACTTCTCTCCAGTGAAAATTAATTCCCCTAAATCCCCATGAAAAAACATCAGTAACCGCAACTAATGGGTTTTGATCATATTGAATATTTGGAGTTTTTGGATTATATACAAACACATAATACTTTCCAGTCTTTGGAACTTTTTCACTCTCTGTTAATGCATCAATTATCTCAAGCATTAAATCATCTGGATCTTCGTTCCCAATTAAATTATTAGTTACATTACGAATCCTATTAATATTATCATCAGTATCAGTATTAGTTTTTTTTCTTTGTTTAATTGTTTTTCTTGGCATTTTAAATACCTAGTTCATCTTCTGTGATAATTTTAAATTGCCACTGACGATCTTCGCAGAATTCTCTTGCTGCTCTCCATTTTGCCTGATTTTTTGCATACTCTACAACTTCGTAGATGTATCCTTTTGTTTTTCTTTTTTGAACTTTTGGTTCTATCGTTTGCTTCTTTGGTTTTACTTCAATTAAATATTTTTTAATCGTCCCATTTTCATTTACTTTAATATAGAAATCTGGAAAATATCTGTGAATGCGATTATCCACAGGAGAACGGTATGGGAGACAAATTTCTTCAGATCCCCATTCTAAAATATTTTCTCTGGTATCACAATAAACCATGAACTTTCTTTCCCACAAAGATCTGTATATAATATTTGTAGGATCTCCTTTGTATTTTTGTGGATATGATGGTTTATATTTTCCCTTATATGACATCTAAATAATTCATAACATAGTATCTTATAGATATTTAGAAATGAAAGTACCAGAGATTGGCACAGTTAATATGAGTACTTTGCCTATTCTCCTAGACGGTGGATTGGCAAGAACAAATTTATTTGAAGTTTCAATTACTCCATCTTGGTTATCACCCAGTAATACAACTTCTTTTTTACAATTTTTAAAAAATGGAACGCAATATGGATCTATTGATTTTACTTTAGATTTTGGTAATAAATTAGGTCTGTTATGTTCTGAAGCATCTCTTCCAACTTCTTCATATGCAACTGCCGAAGTAAAGGATAATTATATGGGAGTTGCTCAAGAATTTGCACATACAAGAATTAATACTGATATTGATTTTACTTTTTATATTGATAGGCAATATAAAGTTTTAGGATTTTTTGAGGCTTGGATGGATTTTATTTCTGGGGCTGCTGGTGGAATTGTTCCCCAAATACAAGGAGATAATTCTCCAACTCCTGGATATTATAGAAGATATAATTATCCAAAATATTATAAAACTGATGGTTTTTTTATAAAGAAATTTGAGAGAGATTTTGCATCTTCTCAAGCCACAAATATATCTTTCCAATTAGTTAATGCTTTTCCTAAGTCCGTTACATCAATACCAGTTGCTTACGGAGAAGCAGAAATTATGAAAGTTACTGTTACTATGAATTATGATCGTTATATTATGAGAAGAGAATTTGCTCCTCTTGTTGTTGAAGAAAACGCTGCTAATGATCCTATCGCAAACTTGCTTTCGGGAGTTGAACAATATACCCAACAATATAAACCATATGGTCCATATGGTCCAACATATCAGTTGGATCCATATGGAAACCTAGTTCCCTAAATAATCATACCTGAATTGTATTAAAGGATTATGCCTTTACCTAAAATTAATACTCCAACTCATGAGTTGGAAATTCCTTCGACTGGAAAGAAAATAAGATACAGACCTTTTTTGGTGAGGGAAGAAAAAATTCTTATTATGGCACTAGAATCTGAAGATATGAAGCAGATAACTAGTGCTATTGTTCAAATCTTAACAGAATGTATTCTTACAAAAGGTGTTAAGATTGCAGATCTTGCAACTTTTGATATTGAATATATTTTCCTAAATGTTAGAGCAAAATCAGTTGGAGAAACTGTTGAGGTTAATGTGATTTGCCCAGATGATGGGGAAACTCAAGTTAAGATGGAAATTGGTATTGATGAAATTAAAGTTCAAAAAGATCCAGAGCATGTTCAAATTGTTAGATTAGATGATGAACTTTCCATGAAGATGAAATATCCATCACTAGAACAATTTGTTGAAAATAACTTTGAATATAATAGTGATAATAATGATGTTGATAAATCTTTAGATATGATTGTTTCTTGTATTGATATGATTTACAATCAAGAGGAGTCGTGGTCTGCAGCAGATTGTACTAAAAAAGAAGTGAAAGAATTTGTTGATCAGATGAATACCAAGCAGTTGAAGGAGATTGAAACCTTCTTTACCACCATGCCAAAATTATCGCATAAAATTCAAGTTAAAAATCCAAAAACTAAAGTTGAAAGTGAAGTCGTATTGGAGGGTCTTGCCAGTTTTTTCACTTGAGTATGGCTCATACTAGTCTTGAGTCATATTTCAAAATTAATTTTGCCATGATGCAACACCATAAATATTCTTTGACAGAGTTAGAGAATATGATGCCTTGGGAAAGAGAAATCTACGTTTCTCTTTTACAACAACACGTTGAAGAAGAAAACTTAAAGGCACAGCAGCAAAGTGGAAATCGATCAGGTTTATAAGGCACCATCTATTCCAAAAATAAATCGTAGAAATATTAAGTCTACGTTAATTAGTGGTGCCATTAAACCTGGAGTTGAATTAAAGAGAACAAAATTTAGTTTTATTAAACCATTAGCAAAACTAATTCCAGAGTCTTTAATTCCAGATAAGACTGACGAAAATAAAAAAGAAGGTTTAGTAAAGTATATACAGTCTAATTTTGGAATACAGAAAGTATTAGAGCAGTCTAATAAATTATTATCTCAAATTAAAGAGCAATTATCTTTAGATTTTCTTTCTAGAATTAAAGAAGAGAAAAAAGATCTAGAAGAAGCAAAAAAGAAAATTGCCGCAGAAAAAGTTAAAGATAAAGAGAACAAATTAGAAAGTGGTTTTAAAGGATTTTTAGGAAAAACTTTTAACACTATTCTTGCACCAGCAAAAAGTATTTTTCAAAAATTAATTGATTTTTTTTCAATAATATTTACTGGTATTTTAATCAATAATGCATTCAGATGGTTACAGAAACCAGAAAACCAAGAGAAACTTAAGCAGTTCTTCCAGTTCCTAAAAGATTATTGGAAAGAACTTTTAATAGTTTTTGGTGCTATTAAATTATTAGGATTAGTTAGAAAGATATTAAAGGTTGCGAATGCACTTAAAGGTCTTATAGATTTCTTCAGATCAAAACCAAAACTTCCTTGTAATTGTCCAAAGTCTCCTGCACAAAATGTAGATGATTGTTTACCTCTTAAGGATTGTATTGATAGTTTAGTCAGAAATCCTAGAAGAAGTGGTCCGATGCTTGAGGCTCTTGCTAGCCTGATTATTGCAACAAATGCGTTTGAACCCGTTAGAAAATTATTAAATCAGAAAGGATTACCCATACCACCAGTTCCAGCACCAGCAGCTGCTCCTCCACCACCACAAGCGGCAACTCCCGTAACAGCAACACAAGCAGTTCAACAAAATCAAGCTACTCCTAGTCCTCAATTAGCAGCATCTACTGCAGTAAAACAACAAAATATTCCTAAAAATCTTCAAACAGTTGTTCAAAATCTTGTAACACAGTATTATCAGTCTGGATATAAACAACAAAGAACAACAACAAAACAAGGTGATATAATAATAGTTGAAGCTACCAATTCAACTGGTGTTTTTTCAAAGAGAGATTATAATCCTAAAGTTGTTTTTCAACCAGGTCGAGCAACTCAACAACAAAATGCTACCCAAGGATTTGAAGGACTTTTAGGATTATTTGCACTTGTAAATGCCTTACCTGGAGGAAGATTGAGAGGAAGAACTGGACTGCCACAATCTAGTAGATCCTTCCCAAAACCAAAATTAACACCAGAACCAACTGAACCTACAGTAAAACCACAGAGAACAGTTAATGTTATTCCAGAACAAACTGTTTCTGAACCTACTACAAAAACTATAAGACCGCAAAAAAAACTTAATCCAGAAGTTGTAAATAAAACTTTAATTAGACGTAAAATAGAAAATAATTTGAATAAATCACAAGACCAGGATATTGTAAAGGCCGAGAGATCTTTTTACGCAAATGCATCCGATGATGAATTACTCACATTATTAAAATCTAGAAATAAAATAACTAGAAATGTTGCAGCAGAACAACTTTTAAAAAGAGGAGTAAATCTTCCTACAGATATTAGGGATACTATTACTTCTGGATTATCTTTCAATAAAGGTGGAACAATTCCTGCATTATTTGCTGGTGGTGGAACTGTTGGTGGACCAGGATCTTTAGGAATTGATAGTGTTCCTGCGATGATTGCATCTGGAGCAAAACAACTTGGTAATTATGGAAAAGCATTACTTGCTCCTGGTGAAGAGGTTATTCCTACTCGCCCATCGATGCTTTTTAGACCATTATTAAAAGATATTAGTGAAAATGCTGGTAGATTGTGGCAGAGTTTTGCAAATGCAGTTAAAAGACAAGATACTGTTAATGCGATGAAATCTGATATAATTTTTGAGTTCAATAAGGTTTTAGAAGAATTTAAAAATTTACTTGATAAAGAGTCTAATGAAATAAAAAGAAAAAATAGATCAGCAAGAAGACCTCCTGGGGGTGGTGGAATTAGACCTACACTTGGAAGCGGAGGAAAATCATCAAACACACCAGTTCTTTCTAATACACAGTCTTTACCGCAAAATGCTCAACCGATGAAGATGCCAAAGGTTGATATGCCTGCGGATAGTTCAAAAATTGCTCCTCAACCACAGCAAAAAATTACTCCTCCACAAATATCAACTATTGAACCAAAAGTAATTGTAAATAATCCAATTGATATAACTCAAAAAATAATTCAACGTCCAACAAAAGGTTTTTCAGAAAAACCTTTTGTTGATAATACTAAATTATATGTTATTCCAGTAAAAGAAACCATTAGTGGCACATCAAAATATCAAGTTTCTAAACAAAAACCATCTATTAATTATATAACATTACCAACAAAGACCATGAATTTGGGATCTACTGGATCTAAACCTTTGTCACCATCATCACCTTCTGGAACATCAGTACCTTCTATTTCTCCTATTGATGAAAGTAATGATTACGTGTTTATGACTCCTTCCATGTACGGCATCGTAGTAGTGTAATAAACCATGAAACTAACAGAAAGAAAACCAGCAGAAAAAAATACAAAGAAACTAAAGTTAAACATTTTTAACATTAAAAGTCTTTTAGTTTTTAATAGAAAGAAATTAGATAAAATTAAAAAAGAAAAGAAAAAGTTTTCTTTATTTCAAATGAAGAAAAAGAAAGTTGAAGAGAAAGAGAAAAAAATTGAGTCTCCACGCACTATTGGATCTACATTAAAAAATATTGGTGGAATGTTGTTGGCAAAACCATTAAGTATTATTGATAAATTAAAAGAACTTTTTGGAATAATTTTATTAGGAATTCTGGTAAACAATTTACCGATGATAGTTAAAAAACTTCAAGATGTACTAGGAAAAATAAAAAAGTTTTTTGAAGATAATCCATGGATAGGTAAAGTTTTAAAATTTGCTTTTGATATTATTGCCAAAGGTATGATGGGTATTTTAGAATTAACCAAAACCCTAATGCCCGTGATTGGTGGTTCATTTAAATTTGCACTTGATACTATAAAAACTGCAGAAAAAGAAATTGGAAAGGCAATAACTTTATTCAATCAATTAGATGATGGAATTAAAGCATTAATGACATTTTTGGGTTATAAACCACCAGCAAAAGCGGCACAAGCATATGCCAGAAGTAAAGGGAAATATTATTCAAGTACAACTGGAAAAACTTATGCAAATTATAAAACTGCACTACAAAACCCTGCAGTAAAAAAAGGTGCTCAACAATATAATCAATCAATACAACAAAGAGCACAAAAAGCACAAGCAGCACCAGCACCTGGATATAATCCCAATACAGGAACTAGTTTATTATTACAATCAGGAACTAATACACCAGTAAAAGGAGCTAAACCATTAATTATGGCACCTATTACTCGTAATGGAACAAAAATTATGGGTGTTATGGATCCTAATGATAAATCTGGAACTGCAAATAAATTACCAAACTCTTGGCAAAGTGCGAGTTTTACCAAGCAAGAACGAGAAAGATACCAGGCAGTAAATCAAGCACAAAAAGTTCAAAAACTTTCTGTTGGTGGAACAATTAGAAACTTCTTTGGTAACATGTTTGGTTTTGGAAGAGGAATTGGAAATATACCACCGTCAGAAGGAACTGGAAGAGGTAGTCCTTCTGATGTTAACTTAACAACTAAAAGTGGTGGGCAGTCTTATGCAAGTCCTTACGCATCACCAGCAGGAACTGCAAAAGGAAGAAAGGCAAGAGAAACTGTAAATTATTTTAAGATGTTTGAGAATAATGTTAATAAGGAAGAAAGAACGTTAATTGGAGAAGAAAAAAATCTCAAACTATTGAATGATTTTATGAAGAGTTATAATAATCTTCTTGATATAAGAAAGAAATATAAAGATACAGATTCTGGATCAAGAAGAACTCCAAATGATCAAACAGAGTCGCCAGATGATTATGATCCTGGAGCAGTTGGCGGATTTGCATCGGGTGCCTGGATTGGACCTCCTGGAGATACTGACGGAGAACAAACTGGTTTAAACATGAATTTACCAGGAGGTATAGGAACACCAATTTATGCTCCAAGAGATTTAATTTATAAGAAAAAGGGAACAAAAGGTGGACCATCTGTTGGTCTTCAAGGAACTCCAGATGCTTTAGGACCATCTGGGCATGGATTTGGATTTTATGGTGCCTATTTCTTTAAAGAAAAGGATAAAGAATATGAAGTTCTTATGGGGCATTTTAGAGATATGCCTTATAAGGGAACTAATGATGGGGAAGTCATCCCAAAAGGAACTTTATTAGGATATCAAGGTGCTTCTGGTAGAAGTATTAGTTCAAGTAATGGTGTATATCCACACATTTCACTCCATTTAAATGGTGTTGGATTTAGAGCTTCCAATCAAGAGTTAGTACAATTTGCCAATTCATTAAGAGCTTCTGGAGGAACAAGAGCTGTTCCTCAACAAAAACCAAATTTAGTCCCATCTGGTCAAACATTAAGTGGACAAATTAGTTGGTATGGTCCAGGATTTTATGGAAAAAGAACCGCTAGTGGATCAGTATATACTGGTAATGAATTAACGGCTGCTCATAAATCACTTCCATTTGGAACAAAAGTTAAAATTACTTCTGGTAGTAGAAGTGTAATTGTGACAATTACTGATAGAGGACCGTATGTTGGAGATAGAGTTTTGGATTTGAGTCCAACCGCTATGGAAAAGTTAAAAGGATTTCCACCAGGAACTCTTAAAAAAGATCCAGATCGTGGTGGTGTTGTTGATAATGCAAAAATAGAAATTCTAAAACCTTCAACTCAACCTCAACCAAATTTGAAGCCAGGATCTCCACAGGCACAAATGAATGCCCAATCTTTAAGAACTAATATAACAAATTTAATGAGAGATCTGGGAGTAGATAAAAAAATATTTGGACAACAAAATTTATCTTTAGAAATTATAGATGGTAAACTGGAAATTAAAGATACTAGAGGTATTTTTGGAACAGGATTATTTCAATCTGCTTATGATACTAAAGGTTCTAATTTAAAATTACTTAAAGATATACAAAATTATTTGCAATATGAACTTAATAAAAAGAGAAAAAGTCCTGAAGAACGAGCTTTAGAGCAAATGCGTCTTCATCAAAATGATTTTGATGGTGGAAATGCTTCTGTGACTGTCATAGATAGACCAACTGTGGCAGTAATAGAAAAAGTTGTTCCACAACCTGTTCCTGGTCCAACCCAAATAGTTCCAATTTATATTTCACAAAATTCTTCTGCTTCAAGAAGTTTAAGATCTACACTTTCATAAAAACATGTCAAGTTTTTCAAGACCTTCTCAATATAAAGAAATTAAAATTACTAGAGATGATACTAGTATTTTTATAGATTGGAAAACTGTGAATTTCTCATATTATGAAAGTATTTTTTCACCAGTAATTACTGGGTCTTTAACTTATGTTGATACTGGTGATCTTGCTAAATCAAATAAATCTGTAGATGTTCAGGAGAGAACGGGAACTTTATTAGAGGCACTTCCCATTCAAGGTAGAGGAAGAGAAAAAATTTCTTTTAAAATAGAAAATGCTTCTGGTCAACTTGATTTTACTTCAAATCCATTATATGTTTCTAATCCAATTCCTATATTTCAAGAAAACAATCAGAGAGAATCTGTTGTTCTTAGATTAGTTTCCAAATATTCAATTGATAATGAAAATTCTAACATTTATTCAAAATATTATAATACCATTTCAAGTTCCATAAAAAAACTTTTAGTGGATGAATTAAAAGTTTCGGAAGATAAATTAGATATTGATTCCACATCAAATAGTGATTCTATTAATGGTTTGGGTCAAAGAGCATTTGATATTTGTATAGAAATGGCATCTAGATCTGTTTCTACATCTGGTGGTCCAGGATTCTTTTTTTGGGAAACTAAAGAAGGACTTCATTTCAAAGCATTAGATACTTTGGTAAAATCAAGTCCCGTAGAAACTTATAAGTATCATCAAATTTCACAAAGTCATATTGAAGGTACTGAAGTTAATTATAGAATTTTAAATTCACCAAGTTATAAAAACAATTCAAACCTTACTAATGATTTGAGATCTGGTCTTTTCAGAACTAAAAATATATCTTTTGATCTCAGTAGTTTTGAATATAAACAAGAATTTATTAATTTATCAAGTCTTGGATTTGAAACTTTGAATAATTATACTGATTATTCTGAAGTTTTTAATGAAAATGAAAATTTTACAAGAACTAATTTTTTCATATTAGATTCAGGTCTTAATGATCCTGGTATAAGCACAGTTGTTACTAACAATCAAAGATTTTATCTTCCACAATCTTTAATGAGGTATAATTTATTGATGTCTCAAGTTTTGGATATTACAATTCCTTGTAATTTAAAATTAAAGGCAGGTGATACTATAGAGTGTCAATTTGCAAAAATATCTTCCGAAAATTTAAGTTCTGGATCAATAGGACAATTGCAGAGTGGAAAATATCTTATTACTCATCTGTGTCATAATTTTACTTCAAGATATTCTTATACATCATTAAGAATAGTTCGTGATACATTTGGAATATATAAAAGTAGTTAAATAAAAAAAATGTTTGATCCTAGTTTTTTTGGAAAATCACCTCCAAATTGGTTTATAGGACAAGTTCCTTTAGGACAAACTATTAATATGCAAGATCCAAACGGGTGGGGGGATAGAGTAAAAATTAGAATTCTTGGTCTTCACCCATCTGAAGGAAATAAAATTAAAGACGAAGATTTGCCCTGGGCAATTATATTAAGATCAACAAGTCATGGTGCTCTAAATAGAATGAGCATAGGTATTACTGGTGGAGAATGGGTTGTTGGAATTTTTATGAATAATTCTCACGTAAAACCAATACCGTTAATTTTAGGTGTGTTTGGTAGAAGTGATCCAAAATATGAAATTACACAATCCCAAGCAGAACAGAAAAAAAGCTCTGAATTTAAAAGAACTTTAAATTGGTATAACGCTATTCAACCTCAATTATATCATAAATTAGGAAGCAAAGCTCCAGGTGAAAAACCTTCACAATCTTTTCCAAAACCACCTTCAAGTTTTTTTAATCAATAAGAAAGTATGACAACAGGACCTGTATTTAATGCTGATTTACCACATTTTAAAGGGGAATATGATGTAAATAATCCTTCTTTTAAAGTGACGGAAGCATATTGTAATACTCTTTCTGCAGAGTCTTACCGAGCTCTTTGTGAAACTCCTCAATCAAAAGCAGATGCTTGTGGAAATGATAAAGTTAGTCAAATATATAAATCTTTAAAAAAATTTTTTATAGTATTAAAAGGACTTAAGAAATATCTTGATAAGTATGTAAATCAAACAATAAATGCAATTACAAATCTTCAGGCAGAAATAACAGCAACAATTAATGAAATAGTTGCCGTATTAAAAACATTAGTTCATAGAGCTAGAGAATGGGTTCTTAAAAAAGTTAAAAAAGGGTTAGAAGATCTTTTATATACTTCCGAAACACCACAATCAAAAAATCCAAAAAAAGCATTACTTTCTAGAATTATAGATGAAATATTTTGTAAGTTTGATGATATTATCAAAGCATTATTTAATTTAGTTGGAGATTTTTTGTATGCTTTAATTGGTCAAGTCATTAATGTACCTTTTTGTGCTGTTGAAGATTTTGTTAATGCTTTGCTTAATAAACTTCTTAATGATATTGACAATGCTTTGGGACCAATTTTTGATCAAATTAATAAAGTATTAGCACCAATTTCACAAGTAATGGGATCGGTATTCCAAGTCTTAGATTATATAATTGGATTTGAAGGATTTTTGTGCGAAAAACCAGAATGTGACAACGAATTAAAAGAATTTGCAGCTGGACCTTGGGGAAAACCACAAAATACTAAAACTGACAATTGGTCTAATTTTTCTTTTAGTTCTAATGTAGGTAAAACTGCTAATGGATGGATGAATGATTTTTTTGGTTCTAATGAAAACGGAACATATGTTTCTCCTGGGGGTTGTTATTCTGGAGATTTTGCATGTGGAGTTGATGTTCAATTTTTTGGTGGTGGCGGATCTGGTGCTGTGGGTGCCGCAGTTGTTAATACTATAGGGCAAGTTGTTGGAGTTAATTTAGTTTATGGAGGTTCTGGATATACATCACCTCCTTTTGTAAGTTTTGTTGATCCTGGTGGATGTGGTAAAAATGCAAGTGGTCATACTAAAATAGATCCAGATACTGGAGAAGTAACAGATGTTGTTATAGACACTCCTGGAATTGGATTTAATGATCAATCTCCACCAAAACCAGTTATAACTAAATTTTTTGGTACACCAAACCCAATTCAAGTAGAAAATGAAATAACTTTGGATTGGGAAGTAACAAATGCTACTAAAGTTTCTTTGGGAATTGTTGGTTATACAGATCTTCCGATTGTTGGAAGCGTAAAAGTAAAGATTTCTTCTTCTGATGTTGATTTTCCTACAGGTAAATTTATTACTACTAAAACTTTTACTCTTACTGCAACAAATAGTGTTCCTCCGTGGGATGCATTAGAAACTATTTCCTACTTAGATGTTGATGTTACATCTCCAGAAGGTTATGGATCCACTGATATTACTGACCCAGTATCATCAGAATCTCCCAAAATAGTTGGATTTGGTGCCGAACCAGAAATAGCCGAACTCGGTCAAGTTATTAAATTTACATGGTCAACTTCTAATGCAACTTCCACTTCATTGGGAATTTTAGATTCTTCTGGAACAGTGGTGCCAATTTATGATAATTTAATTGCCAGTGGTTCCGCATCTTTAGTTTTACCGATTAATTTAGTATTTCCTAGTGATGGAAAAAATTTAATTAATACTTATGTTTTAACCGCAGTTAATTCTAAAGCTCCTTCGGGAAAAGATAAAGACACTAAAAATGCATCAATAACTATAATTTCACCAACAACTTCTCTACCAGATTGGAATTTTTCACCATCAACGTCACCTTCAGGATCATTATCTTTGGTAGGAGATATAACTGGTCTTGCAGAAGATGATAAAGAATTACCTGGAGGAGCTGATTATGGAGTTATTCCAAATCTTTCTGGATCATTTTTAGATGTTCCGAGTGATCCATACGGTCCAAGTGGAGGAGGATCTAGTCCAGGTGGACCAAATGGCCCAAGTGGTCCAGGTGGCCCAAGTGGTCCAGGTGGCCCAAGTGGTCCAGGTGGCCCAAGTGGTCCAAGTGGAGGGGGGGGTGGTGGTCCATCATCTATTCAATTTCCAATTCCATCAGGTCCTGGTGATGCGAGTGGTGGAGGAGCTAATATTGATCCAACATCATCAGGATCTAATCTAAGTGGTATTATTAGTAATATTGTTCCTATTATTTCTACAACAACTCCTTTATCAACACCCATCCAAACTCCCACTGATGAGGGTACTGTTACTTCAAATGATGTAATATCTGAAATTTCAGAAATTGAAATTATTGATACTGGAAGTGGTTATATATCAAGTGATACTGTTCAAATAATTGGAGGAAATAATAATGCCGAATTTGAATTAGTAACAACTCCAATTGGACAAATAGTTGATATCAGAATTATATCTGGTGGATATGGATTTACTACTCTTCCTGAAATTAAGATAAATACCGTAGATGGAGTTGGTGCAAAATTTAGACCAATTTTAAGATTTATTCCAGCATCAAAATTTAGTAAAAGAGAATTACAAAAAATAGGAACAGATAAACTTCTAAAAGTAGTAGATTGTGTGTTAAAATAAATGGCCGAACAACAAGCTCCAGATTTTACAATAGTAAATAATCCACATGCATTTGTTCATTGCGGTCCTGTAGGTCCAAGTACACTTGATGATAAAAGAGATTTTACAATTGTAACTTCTGCAAACAATCATTGTGTTTGGCATAAAAATGGATCAAAAATTGAGCATATTCAAGGACCTTGTCATGAAGTTTCTGGTCATAGTTTAGATCCAACTCAACACGGTGGAATTGGAAGATCTATCATAGCACAAAATGGAGATCTTGTTTTAAATGCTGAAAGGGGAACAATATATCTTAAGGCAAAAAATATACACATAGAAACAACAGGAGAAGAAAAACAAGGTAATTTTTTAGTAAATTCAAACGGTTTTATTATTCTTGCATCAACTCAAGAAGTTCGTTTAGCTGGATCAAGATTATGTTTAACTGGAACAAGTGGAGTTAATGTTGTAAGTTCAAATTTTATAAACCTTTATGGAAAAGTTAATGAAAATAGTCCAGTTAGTTCATTAAGTACAATTAAAGAATTACTTTCTGGAAATTGGTCTAAACTTGTTGAAGGACTTTCTAAAACTTGTGGTAAAGTAGAAATAATGGAATAAGGAGATAAAATATGAGTTCTCATAATATTGACAATTTTTCAACTTCTTATATAGAAGTATCGCATCCAATTCTTGGAGCAGCTTTGAATGTTCCAATGTCTTTTATTCCTCCAGGATCGGCAAATATTTTTCAATGCTTTATTGGATCTGCATTTAATAAAGTTGTAAATGCTTCATTAACTGTTGGTGCAAATGCCACAAACCCACAAGCACTTAATGTAACTGGAGAAAGTAAATTTTTAGGAAGAACCACAATACTTGGTGATCTTATAGTAACTGGTGCTCCAGATGGTGGTCCAACTGGAAGTGGAATTGGAAAATTGCCAGGAGCTACTGAAATAGCTGGACAAAATCTTGTAGTTAGCGCAGTTAAATATGAAATAAATTCTGCTAAATTATCTATAAATTGTGCAAGTGGTGTTAGTATTAATTCAGAAACTAAAATTTCTATTGATGGTCCAAAAGTTGATATAAATTCACCTTCAATAAGATTAGGTGGAAGAACAACTGTTGATGGGGTTGGTGATCTTGCACAATCAATTTTGAGATTGGAAATTAATAAGAAAAATTTTGATATTAAACATCCAAATAAACAAGGGTATAGATTAAGACATGCTTGTGTTGAAGGTCCAGAAGCAGCAGTTTATTTTCGTGGTGTGTTAAATAATAATAATATTATTGAACTTCCAGATTATTGGAATGGTCTTATTGATCCAGAAACAATTACTGTAAATCTTACTCAAATTGGTCATAGTCAGGATTTAATTGTTGAAAAAATAGAATGGGGTAAAAGAATTATTATTAAGTCTGGAAATGGAACATCTATAAATTGTTATTATCATGTGTGGGCGGATCGTCTTGGTGAAAAATTAATTGTCGAATATCAAGGTGAAACTCCAGATGATTATCCGGGTGATAATTCATCATATTCAATCGCAGGTTGGACATACGATAGAAGAAACTCATGACCAAAATTAGAATCTATCATACCGACAAACCACCCGAGGATCTAACAGATTTAGAGGTTGATAATCTTCATGTTGGTACTGGAGTTACCATATACGGAAATGTTGGTATTGTTAGTGCAATAGCATTTTATGGTGATGGATCTAATTTATCTAATGTTGGTATAGAAGTAAGTGAAATTGACACTTTAAATGGTAATCAAATATTAGGAGCAGTTACAAACGTAAAAGCTATACGTTTTGATACTGATTCTGGATTTGATGTAACAGATTTAGGTAATGGTGCCGTACAAATCGCACTAAACAGTACATTTAAATATTGGGATATTGATGGACAACCAACTCTTATTGCAGAAGGTCTTGATAGAGTAAGATTTGTTGCTGGACCTGGAATCGCAATTACAACTCAAAATATTGAAAATGATAAAAGAATAACAATTACTGGAACTCCTGGGGCTCAAGGTGTTCAGGGTGTTATAAGCAATTTTCAAGGAACTCAAGGAACTCAAGGAAGACAAGGTGTTCAAGGAAGACAAGGTGTTCAAGGTTTACAAGGTGTTCAAGGTTTACAAGGAAGGCAAGGAATTCAAGGAGTAATTAGTAATTTCCAAGGAACTCAAGGAACACAAGGTGAAAGTGTTCAAGGTTCTCAAGGTTCTCAAGGACTTCAAGGTGATCAAGGTCTTCAAGGAACCCAAGGTATTCCTGGTTCTTTTGCCGCAAAAGGTGATAAAGGTGATAAAGGAAATCAAGGTACTCAAGGAACTCAAGGTTTACAAGGAAATCAAGGAACTATAGGTGAAAAAGGATCTGTTGGATCAACAGGTGGAGTTCCTTATGTATGGATTAGTGATACTACAAATAGTGATCCTAGCACCACAGTTCCTGGTGGTGGTTTAGGTCGTGTTAAGTATAATAGTTCTACAATTTCAAGCGTAACACAAATTTATATTGATAATCAGGATGCGGATTTAAATAATCAAACTTCTTGGTATAACTCTTGGGGATCTGTTACTGGATTTGCTTTCATAGGATATCTTCACTTACAATCTACATTTATAGATGGAACAACTGTTAATATCTTTAAAATTACAAGTATTACCGCACAATCTGGATATTATGTATTAGGCGTTAATTATGTTTCTGGATCAATACCAACAGATAATACTACATTGTCTGTTATTTTTGTTGGTGCAGGATCTCAAGGAACTCAAGGAACTCAAGGGGTTCTTAGTAACTTTCAAGGTATTCAAGGTCTCCAAGGAAGACAAGGTATTCAAGGTCTTCAAGGTCTTCAAGGGCCTCCAGGAAATTTCCAAGGTACTCAAGGTACTCAGGGTCTTCAAGGAAGACAAGGAACTCAAGGAGTTCAAGGACTTCAAGGACTGCAAGGACCACCAGGAAATTTCCAAGGTACTCAAGGTACTCAGGGTCTTCAAGGAAATCAAGGAATTGGTAATCAAGGAACTCAAGGTTTACAAGGACTTCAAGGACCACCAGGAAATTTTCAAGGAACTCAGGGAACAATAGGAGATAGGGCAGGTTTATTATATGATTTTGATGATGTCACTAGTATTCCAGTAATATCTGGAGTTAATGTTGGAAATAAATTAGTTAATGGTGAAATTAGATATAATAATACTACAATAACAAATATAACTGAAATATATTTTTCACCATTTGATAAACTTGGAACAAATAGATTAGATTTTTATAATAATTGGAACACCACTGGAACACCAACTTCTAGAGGTTTGTTGTTGATTGGGTCATCAAATATTTTAGATAATGATTATCATGTTTTTAATATAACTTCTACATCAATAGTGACAGTAACTGCTGGTGCAGAATCTTACAGTTATGGTAAAGTTGTAGTAAATTATGTTTCTGGATCTGCATTATTTTCAGATACTGAAAAACTATCTGTAATTTTTGTTCCATCTGGATTCCAAGGAACTCAAGGAACTCAAGGAAGACAAGGAACTCAAGGAGCACAAGGTCTTCAAGGATTCCAAGGAGCTCAAGGTACTCAAGGAACACAAGGTTTACAAGGAAATCAAGGAACTGGTAATCAAGGAACTCAAGGTTTACAAGGACTTCAAGGACCACCAGGAAATTTCCAAGGAACTCAAGGTCCAATGAGTAATTTCCAAGGAACTCAAGGTCTACAAGGAGCTGGAACTCAAGGAGCACAAGGTTCTCAAGGTATTGATGGATTATTTGCTGGTCAGGGAACTCAAGGAACCCAAGGAACCCAAGGTCTTCAAGGAACCCAAGGTCTTCAAGGTAGGCAAGGAACTCAAGGATTGCAAGGAAGGCAAGGAATTCAAGGAGTAATTAGTAATTTCCAAGGAACACAAGGAACTCAAGGACTACAAGGTACTCAAGGTACTCAAGGTAATCAAGGAACTCAAGGTAATCAAGGAAGACAAGGGAGTCAAGGAGTTCTTGGGAATTTCCAAGGAACTCAAGGATTGCAAGGTATTCAAGGAATTCAAGGAACTCAAGGAAGGCAAGGAGTTCAAGGAAGGCAAGGAATTCAAGGAGTTCTTAGTAATTTCCAAGGAACTCAAGGTGTTCAAGGAATGCAAGGAGTTCAAGGAATTCAAGGATTGCAAGGTTTTCAGGGAACTCAAGGCGTTCAGGGGATGCAAGGTTTCCAAGGAATGCAAGGAGTTCAAGGACCAATAAGTAACTTTCAAGGAACTCAAGGCAATCAAGGAACTCAAGGTCTTCAGGGAAGACAGGGTGTACAAGGTTTACAAGGAGCTCAAGGAACTCAAGGTAATCAAGGACTTCAAGGATCTTTGAGCAATTTTCAAGGAGTTCAAGGAAACCAAGGTTTACAAGGAGTACAGGGACTACAAGGAGTACAGGGAGTACAGGGACTACAAGGAAGACAAGGTGTTCAAGGATTGCAAGGGGTTCAAAGTTCTTTAAGTAATTTCCAAGGAACTCAAGGTAATCAAGGAACTCAAGGTCTTCAGGGAAGACAAGGTGTACAGGGACTACAGGGCGTTCAAGGAGTTCAAGGTCTTCAAGGAGTTCAAGGTCTTCAAGGTATTCAAGGATTACAAGGAGTGCAAGGAGTACAGGGATTACAAGGAGTACAGGGATTACAAGGAAGACAGGGTGTACAGGGTCTTCAAGGTTTTCAAGGAAGTCAAGGAGTACAAGGATCGTTAAGTAATTTTCAAGGTACTCAAGGAACTCAAGGGAGACAAGGTGTACAAGGTTTACAAGGTTTCCAAGGTACTCAAGGTACTCAGGGTCTTCAAGGAACTCAAGGATTTCAAGGAGTTCAAGGATTACAAGGATTACAGGGTGTTCTTGGCAATTTCCAAGGAACTCAAGGAACTCAAGGAATTCAAGGATTACAAGGTATTCAGGGACTACAAGGCGTTCAAGGAATGCAAGGAGTCCAAGGAAGACAAGGTGTACAGGGACTACAAGGCGTTCAAGGAATGCAAGGAGTCCAAGGAATTCAAGGATTACAAGGTATTCAGGGACTACAAGGCGTTCAAGGATTACAAGGTCTTCAAGGATTACAAGGAAGACAAGGTGTTCAAGGATTGCAGGGATTGCAAGGTATTCAAGGAAGGCAAGGTGTACAAGGTTTACAAGGGGCTCAAGGAAGATCTAGTATTGACTTATTTGAAGATAATATAAGTAACAAATTATTCTATCCAACTTTAAGCAACGTTAAGAGTGGTGCTATCACTACAGTAACATCCTCACCAAATAAATTAGTTTATAATCCTTCCACAGGAAGTATTGGTATTGGAACAAGTGCAATTACCAATACTTTAACAGTTGTTGGAACTGCAACGGCAACAAAGTATTATGGTAATGGAGAAACTTTAGTTGGAATCGTAACTCAAATTGTTCCTGGAATTGGTATTGATATATTTGAAACTCAAGTTCCAGGTAAAGGTAAGGTTGAAATTCAGTCTTACAAACCAGTTGGTAGAACAATTTATGTTTCTATGACTGGTAATGATAATAATACTGGATTGGCGGAAAATTATCCAAAGAGAACTATAAAATCTGCGGCATCTGTAGCAGTATTTGGAGACACTATTAAAGTATTCCCAGGAACATATGTTGAAGACAATCCAATTGTTTTGGCAAAGACAGTTTCTGTAGAAGGAACAGAACTTCGTAATGTTGTAATTACTCCAGGAAATAGAAATCTGGATATGTTCCATGTTAATAATGGGTGTCACATAACGGATGCAAGTTTCATTGGTCCATCTATGACAAATGGTGCAGCAGTTGTTTCTTTGCAACCTTTACTTGGTGTTGCAACTGACAGATTCTTTGATGCTGCTAGAATGATAAGATTTAATCTTAAATATATTTCAAAAGAAGCAGTTGGATTTTTAACCAGTGGTTTTAGTGGATTTGCTGGTGGTCATAGAGAACAAGATGCAGCAAAACTTATTGATTCAAACTTAAATTATATTGCAAATGAAACGGTTGGTTTCTTAACTTCTCCATCTGGATATAATTTTAGTTTAAACAATAGTGATTATACAAATTGCAAGGAAGATATTGTTAGCATTATGCAGGCAGTTTCTTATGATCTTAAAGCAAACAGTAATCGTAAATCAATTGGTGCAGGTTATTCATACTTTAATAGTTCTAATAGTCTAATTCATATTACTGGTGTTGGTGTTTCGCAAGCAACTATTGCTGCTCTTGATTATGCAGCAGGAATTGCAACTCATGTAATTAACAACCAAACACCATTAATTTCTTATCAAGGAGTTGGAAATAGCATATCTCAAGTTAAGAATCTCTCTGTTATTCAAGTTTCTGGTGGATGTGTAGGTGTAGGGACAACCATCAAACAATTAGTTGGAATTGTAACTAATATGATTGGTGCGGGATCAACTTCAACTGCACCAGCAGTTAGATATGGAGTTACCTTAGAAAGTAGTGATTGTGCCGATGACGTTGAAGATGTTTGGAAATGTATTATTCATGACATAACAAGAGGTGGAAATTCAAGATCTATTGATGCTGGAAAGGCATATTATAATGAAGATTGGAGTTTGAAGACTGGTATTCTTAAAAATCCAAATGAAATTAAACAAACTATATCTACAATTGACTATTCATTCAATATTGCTCGTGCGGTTATTAATAATTGTTCTTGGGGTGGTTATCCTGTTGGATTGGGAACCACAGTTGTAAATGCTGTTTATGATGCACAAACTGGAATTACAACAGTAACCGCAATTAATCATGGTTTATCAACTAAAGATCCAGTTAAAGTTCAGGGTCTTACTTATTCATGTACTCCAGGTTCTGCTGGATTCCCTGTAGGAGTTGTAACCGCATCTTATGATAGATTAACTGGAATATCAACAATTGAAACAACATCTGCTTTACCTATCAAATCTGGTGACCGAGTAAAACTACAAAATCTTGTATTTGAATGTAATAGTGGTGGTGGTCCTTCTACGGCAGCTTACCCATCTGGAAACTTTGGATATGATTTTACTGTTCAGGATATTTTAGATTCTAAAACTTTTGTTGTTAATGTTGGAAAATCAACTTTAGATCATAAGTATCAATATGGTGGAGAAATTACTAAACTTTACACTCCTATTTTTGGAATTTCTACAGCATCTTATGATCGTACCACAGGAATTGCAACCATTACTGCTGTTGGACTAGGAACTACCGCAGGAGCACATCTTTTTATTGAACCAGGTAAGAAAGTTAAAATTGAAAATCTTGTTTGGGAATGTAACAGTGGTGGTGGTCCTTCTACTGCATATTATCCATCAGGTAATCTTGGATATGATTTTACTGTAATTGCAACAGCAGATAATCGTTATATTGATGCTTCTAATTTAATAGAAAAAAATAAAACAGAAATTGTAGACAAATCTCTTGCCGCGATTGCAATTTCACATCCAGATTTCTACTTCCCCAATGACGTTCAAACCACAAGATTCTCAAGATTCAGAGATTCTTATCGTTTAATACAACAAAATAGAACCGAAATTGTTAATAGTGCTTGGAGTGCAACAGTTTCACAGTATCCAGGAATTTCTGGAACAGAAACAAAGTGCAAGCGTGATCTTGGTTATTTTGTAGATGCAATTTCTACAGACATTTTTACTGGTGGTAATTCATATGCAATTACATTTGTAAAACAATATTTTAATAATGGATCTCCTATTTCAAACGGTTTAGTTGGAGAAGAAACAGAATCTGTATATGCATTCAATCAAGCAAGAAACTTGATGAAATCTGCAATTACAAATCAACTTACTATTCAAGACTTATCATTAACCGCAGATCCTTTAACTAATGACAATCAAGATTCAAATTCTTGTGCAAATGTTCAAAACGCACTTGATACTTTAACTTCAATTGTAACCACAGTAATTAGTGTGGGATCATTAACTTCCTTAAATACAATTTATAATAACCCTGGTATATTTGTTTCTGGTGAACTCAAGTGCCGTAGAGATCTTGGATATATTGTAGATGCTTTAATTAAAGATATTAGATACGGAACTAATAAGTTTATTCGTGAGGCAACCAGAGCATATTTTGATAAGAATGGATCTCCAATTTCAAATGGATTAGTCGGAGAAACTGCGGAAAGCGTAACGGCATTTAATGCGGTTCGTGATTATGCAAAGAAAGCAATTACAAATCAGTTAAATGTTAAAGATTTAACTATTACTGCAGATCCTTTAACTGGAGATAATCAAGATCCAGATTCTTGTGCAGATGTAAGAACCAACATTGATAATTTGATTTCTATTCTTACAGCAACAATTACAAACGGAAACATGAGTGCATATCCCGCATTATATGTTTCTGATAAAGTTAAAATTAATGTTGGAACGTCTACTTTGGATCACGTTTACGTTACGGGTGGAACATTAACTTCAAATTATACCACTACAACATTCCCAGATGGAACGTTTAATTATATTTTCCCAGTTAAATCTGTGGTCGGACCAAATACATTTGAGTTTGTTGGTGGTAAAACAGTTCTTCCTCATACCTATGTTTCTGGAGGAACTATTCAAAAATACACCAATTTCCAAAATCAATTTACACAAATTAAAGATCTTGCTATGCAAGTTGATCCAGAAACAGGATTTAACAACGTAATTAGTTCTTGTGCTGATGTTACTTCTGCTATGAAGGTTTGTGTTGGAATTGTGACTTCAATTGTTGGATTAGGATCAACAGCATTCTCAACAGTTGGATTTAATACTTCATATCCTGGAAATCGTGGTAAAGGATTTGAGACTCTGGTTGGTGTTACAAGTGCTTTATATGAAGAAACATCTGGAAAAACTACAATTAAAGCACCTGGTTTACCTGTAAAAGTTGGAGATTTTATTGAAATTAGAAATCTTAAATTCTCTTGCTCATCTGGAGGTCCAGTATCAACTCAATTATTCCCATCTGGATATTATGGATATGAATTTTATGTTAGTAAAATTAATTCTGATCAATCATTTGATGTTTATACTGGAGTTTCAACAATTCCGCATACCTATGTTTCTGGTGGATATGTAGTTAATCGTTCTATAAGTGCTTCTGAAGCAAAATATGACAATACAACTGGAATAGTTACAATAACTGCTCCTGGAATTTCTGTAAAAACTGGTGATATTGTAACATTACGTGATTTTGAATTTGCATGTTCAAGTGGAGCAGCAACTACAACTATATTCCCAACTGGAAATAAAGGATATAATTTTGAAGTTCTTTCAACATCAAATGAAAAAAATACATTTACTGTAAATGTAGGATCAACAGGTATTGCTCATACTTATGTTTCTGGTGGTATTGTTATTCCACCATACTCTAAAGGTGTTGGTCCAATTACTCAAGGACCTTATGTAAGAAACTGTACTAATTTTATTGCAGATAGTATAGGAATGAAAGTTGATGGATTTTCTGCAGAACCAGGTGATAAAGATGATATTGGTGTAACTGGAACCATGAGCGTTGACTCATATACTCAATATAATCAAGGTGGTATTGGTGTTTCAATTACAAATGGAGCTTATACTCAATTGGTTTCCATCTTTACAATTTGTGATGATATTGGAATATTTACAAAATCTGGTGGTCAGTGTGATATTACAAACTCCAACTGCTCATTTGGTAACTATGGTCTAGTTTCTGATGGTGTGGGAGATTATACTTCAAAATCAATCTACAGATATACTGGAGAAACTGTTGGAACTGCAGAAATTGAAACTGATACAGTAACTATTTCTGGATTAGGAACACAAAGACCTTATGATGGGCAGGCAATTTATTTTGGGGAATTGTATTATCAAGTTAATTCTATAAATGTTACAAATGGTGGAAGTGGTTATAATCCAGCAAATCCACCAACAATTACTATTGAATTCCCAGAAGGACCAAGTGGAATTCGTGCAGAAGGTTCTGCAAATGTTGATCAAAGTGGTGCCATAACTTCAATTGATGTAATTGCCAATGGAAGTCAATATTTAACTCCACCGTCAATTACAATTACTGATACTTTTGGTAGTGGAACAAATGCAACTGCAGAAGCAGTTTTATATCCATTATATTATACCATTACTACTGCAACTTTACCAGTAAGTGGAATTTCTACAGTTGTTTTGACTCAAAATCTAAATAATACTATAGGTGCTGGAACAACAGTTTATTTTTCAAGATTAAGTTTACAAATTGCTACTTCAATTTCATTGGAATGGGTTGGATCTGGAACAAATATTAATACGGCAAAACCTGCCTTGGGTGGAATAACAATTCAAGCAAATGAAGTTGATAAACGAAATGGTGGACAAGTTGTTTATACAAGTACAAACCAAGCAGGAAACTTCCAAATTGGTGATGGAGTTGTTATTAATCAGTTAACTGGAACAATTTCCGGAAGAGCGTTCAGTCAAAGTTTGTTAAATACAGTAACCCCTCTAATTATTGCACTAAGTTAAAAATATGGCAGCAATTGCACTTAATAAATTCCGAACAATTAGAGTTGGTATTACAACTAATAATGTTGGGATATATACTTGCCCAATTGGAGTATCATCTATTGTAATTTTATCACAAGTAGCAAATGTATCTGAAGGTGCCGCAAAAAGCACATATACAGTTACGGCAACTCATTCCAGAATTAGTGAAGTTCAAACAGACTATGTTTTTGCAAATGCTGTTTATGTACCACCAAATGATGGAGTTAATTTAGTTTCTGATGGGAGAATGGCACTTGAAACGAATGATGTTATTAAAATAAAAGCAAATGAAAACGGAGTATTAAATCTTATTCTCAGTGTTTTAGAAACGGCAAAGCAATAATATAAATCATGAAATATAATTCAAATAGAGTTAGAAAATTTGGAAGATTAGGCATTACCTCTGATAGGTATGAATTTTTAGGTTTAGAGCAAGCAGAACCAGATTTAGGAGATCCTAAAGTTGGCGTTTCTTCCATAGGAGTTAATCCTGTTCCTTCTGGAGATCAATATGTTTTGATTTCTGTTGAAGGGCATGAGGGAAAAAGATATTGGGTTAAATCAACAGATCAAGCTGGTGCAGGAATACAAGGAACTCAAGGATTACAAGGATCATTAAGTAATTTTCAAGGTACTCAAGGTCTTCAAGGAAGACAAGGATCCCAAGGAGTTCAAGGAACTCAAGGTCTTCAAGGTCTTCAAGGACCTCCAGGAAATTTTCAAGGAACTCAAGGAACTCAAGGAAATCAAGGGTCTCAAGGTACTCAAGGTAGGCAAGGAACTCAAGGTCTTCAAGGAAGACAAGGATCCCAAGGATCCCAAGGAGTTCAAGGAACTCAAGGTTTGCAGGGAATTCAAAGTTCTTTAAGCAATTTCCAAGGAACTCAAGGAGCGCAGGGGGCACAAGGCACTCAAGGAAGACAAGGAGTGCAAGGTACTCAAGGTAGGCAAGGCGTTCAAGGAATGCAAGGAGTTCAAGGACTTCAAGGTGACCAAGGTATTCAAGGTTTACAAGGTGATCAAGGAGTTCAAGGGGTTCAAGGACTTCAGGGTGATCAAGGTATTCAAGGTTTACAAGGTGATCAAGGAGTTCAAGGGGTTCAAGGACTTCAAGGTGATCAAGGTATTCAAGGAACACAAGGACTTCAGGGAGTTCAAAGTTCTTTAAGTAATTTCCAAGGAACTCAAGGAACTCAAGGTCTCCAAGGTCTTCAAGGTCTTCAAGGACCTCCAGGAAATTTTCAAGGAACTCAAGGAACTCAAGGAGTTCAAGGATTGCAAGGAACTCAAGGAGTTCAAGGATTGCAAGGAGTTCAAGGTGGTGGTGGGCAAGGACTTCAAGGTGTTCAAGGAAATGGATGGCAAGGAACGCAGGGAGTGCAAGGCACTCAAGGTAGGCAAGGCGTTCAGGGTTTGCAGGGATTGCAAGGAGCTGGATTTCAAGGATTGCAAGGCAATCAAGGTGCCACTGGATTTACTGGTGCATCAATTCAAGGATCTCAAGGAACACAAGGAGCACAAGGTACTCAAGGAAGACAAGGAGTACAAGGTAGTGGTTTTCAAGGTCTTCAAGGAACTCAGGGCAATCAAGGAATGCAAGGAGTTCAAGGATTACAAGGTCTTCAAGGAAACACTGGAGCCTCTGGAAATTCAGTACAAGGATCTCAAGGATCTCAAGGAGTTTCGGGAAGAACTTCTACTACACCGTACACCGTAATGAGTTTTGAAAGTGGTGGTGATTTAAATGCTGTTAATACAATTTTAACTACAATTGGAGGTTATGCGGGTACTATCAATCTTTCCAAAATGGCAACAACAGATAATTTACCTGCCGGATCTCCTATATGTGTTTTTAGTGGTGGTGGTAATGGAACTAGATACATTCAAACATCCAGAAGAATTTGGTTAACTACAGTATCAACTCTATATTTTTATTTAAACAAAGCAGGAGATCCTCCAGATCCAAATGACCCTGGATGGGGAGACGCACCAGAAGTTGGAGAAGCATTAGAATTACAATATTCTAAAAATGGAACTTCTTGGACTACATTTACTGGACAAAATATTGATCCAGATGATATAGCTGGTTCTAATAATTGGATTTTAAGAACTGTAACTGTTCCAGAAGATGCTAAATCTTATGGAGGAGTTTTTATAAGATTTATACAATCTACAAATAGTGGGGGAGATAGTGATGGATGGGCAATTTCACCACTTTTAATCGCAACTGGTGGTTCATCTGGAGGTGGTGGGGGATCTTCTGGTTCAAGTGTAGTTTTATTAGATACATCTAATGAATTTTCGGTTGTTTTAGATAAAGTACTTTTAACCAAAAGAGATGATTTTAATCCTAATATTCCCGTTAGAGAACCAATCGTAACTGGAAAAACTCCAATAGCTATTTTTGGTCCAGATGCAAATTCTGGTGGTGGGGATAGATCTATTGCAACTATTAAAAAAGTTTATCTTGCTACTGTTGATACTATAGAATTTTATACTTCGGAAGGTGGTAATTGGGGAGAGGAACCAGATCTTCTTGTTGAAGCATTATCTTTACAATATTCTAAAGATGGAACATCTTGGGTTGGTATTCATACCATGGATCCTGGAGCAAATGATTATTCTACATGGATTCAAAATGTTGTTAAACTTCCAGAAGAAGCAAAAACATATGATGGAGTTTATTTAAGATTATATCAAGGTAATACAACAGTAGGAGATAATTGGGCAACCACTTCCATAATTGTTAAATCATTTAATTCAAATAATAACACATCATATGCAATTTTTGACTTTTCTTCTAATCAAGCATCTACTTCACACAAAGGAACGAGAGTATACACTATAAGTTCTTATAATGATTTATTTAATAAATCTATGGCATCATCTAGTGATGTGCCAGTATCTTCTTCAATATGCGTATTTGATAACTATGATTTAGATATTGATGATAGGAGAACATGTGAAATAAATTCTAAAATATATTTTTCAAATATAAACAAATTAATTTTTAATGTAAATAAAGGTGGTAATGGATGGGGAGAATCACCAGATGGTGGAGAAAATTTAGTATTACAATATTCTTTTGACAAAACTACATGGACAACTTTTCATACTATAGATAGGTCATCGGGAACTAATACTACAAATACTACTTATATTTCTAGTTCTAATGTTTGGACTAAAGTGTCTGTTGGTGTTCCAAACGAAATAAAGAATTTTTCTGGAGTTTATTTAAGATTTTTGCAACTTGATGTTGATAATGATGATACTTGGGCAATATCTACGGTAATTGGTGAACTAATATCTAACCCTGGAACAATAGTTGTAAATGATAATTCCAGTTCTTCTGTAACAAGATATGTTGGTTTAGTTACAGTAACAACAGGATTTACTACTGAAACTTATGTATCATCATCCAAACTAACATTTAATCAAAGCACAGGAACATTATCTTCAACAGCATTTGCTTCTTTATCCGATATAACAAAGAAAATAAACATACAAGAAATAAAAGATCCAATAGGAATAACACAACAACTAATCGGTGTAAGATTTGATTGGAAAGATACAAATAAACCGTCAATTGGATTGATTGCTCAAGAAGTAGAAAAAGTCATACCTGAAGTAATTGAAACAGATATAAATGGATTTAAAACTGTAAATTATGATGCTTTAATTCCTATTTTAATTGAATCAATAAAAGATCATGAGAAAAGAATTGTAAATTTAGAGTCCTTATAATATGCCAAATGAATTTTTGTCTAGAGAGGGTGATTTAGAAAAATATTTTATTAGTGAATATTGGTTAATTGATCAATATGTGGGAGATAAATTATTTTCCTGGGGAGATAATCAATATTACCAATTAGGTGTTAATGATACTACTTTAGGTAGATTAACTCCCATAGAAACTTTATATGGTGGAAATAATTGGAAGCAAGTTAGTTGTGGAGGATTTCACAGTATAGCACTAAAATCTGATTCTACATTATGGTCTTGGGGATATAATTCAAACGGACAATTAGGATTAAATGATACTGACTCAAGAGGATATCCAATTCAAATTGGTAATCAAAAAAATTGGAAAATTATTTCTTGTGGTATTTTACACAGCGCATCCATAAATTCTTTAGGTGAATTATATACTTGGGGATTAAATGATGATGGTCAATTAGCATTAAATGATACTAATTATAGAACAGAACCTCAATTAGTTGGAAGTAATAAAAATTGGAGATTTGTTTATTGTGGAGGATTTCATACAGTTGCAATTAAAGATGATGGTACTTTGTGGTCTTGGGGAAAAAATAATAAAGGACAATTGGGACTTGGGGATACAAATAATAGATTATCTCCCACTCAAATAGGATCTGATACAGATTGGAAAAAAGTAAGTTGTGGATCATACCATACAGTAGCAATAAAAAATGATGGATCCTTGTGGTCTTGGGGATTAAATAATGATCCAGACGTTTTTCCTAATAATGGATTATTAGGTCTTGGTTCAGATGTTAGTGATATTATTTCAACCCCATCTAGAATTGGATTAGAGTATAATTGGAAATATGTAGATTGTGGTGCATATCATAGTGGAGCAATAAAAAATAATGGATCGTTATGGATGTGGGGCAGAAATGATAAAGGGCAATTAGGAACAAATGAAACGACTCCAATTTATAGAAATTCTCCTACAGAAGTATACGGTTCTAATCTGTATGAATGGAAACAAATTGGTTGTGGTGGATTACACACGATGGGATTAAAATTAGATGGAACACTGTGGTTTTGGGGAGATAGAGAATATTATCAATCGGCAATAACTCCTCATGATGGCACACAACCAATCATTTTACCATCAAGCATAAATAATTTTAAAAATAACTGGAAACAAGTTTCTTCTGGATTTTATCATTCTTCAGCAGTTACTTCTGGATCTAATCCATTACTGTATATTTCTTAAAATCTTTGTTTTTGTAGATATGTTCGCTCTTGTAAACGGAAATCAATTAATTTTAGGACCAATAGAATTTAATTATAGATTAATTAATTCTGCATTAGAAGAAGATTTAGAATTAGATTATAGAATTGCACCATCAGATTATTTAAATGTCCCAATATTAATTACACAAGATATTAAGTTATTGAAAGCAGAAAAACAAATTCCTTCTTTTAATAATAATGCCGAAGAAATATTTTTATCAAATTATATAATAGTAGATGATAAAGTTATATTTGAATATGAAAAAAGAAATAAAGATTTTGAAGTAGTTAAAAATTATTATAAGAATATAATATCTTCTGAGAGATGGAAAAGAGAAAATCTTGGTAAAATAGAAATAACAATAAATGAAATTAATTTAAATGTATCAACAGATAGGGAAACTAGAATTTCTTTAGTAACAAAGTTAACATCTGGTGAAGGACCATATAATTTTAAATTTGGATCTAATTGGGTAGAAATAACATCACAAGATATTAAAAATATTATTTCAAAAATAGATGAAAAAGTTCAAATTGATTTTGATTGGGAACACTCTATAATAAAACAAATTGATTCTTGCTCTTCTATATTTGATATTGAATCAATTGATTTTTTTGATCCTAAAAATATTATTAATACGGCAAAAGTATCTGTTTAAATTTAAGAAATGGAAACGCCAATTAGATTTATTACTAATTTTAAATCTAGTGATGGTATAGACCTTGGCGACAAATTTATTACAAAAGATTATATTCTATCGGTTTATCCTCATTTATCACCATATTTAGTAGAATCTGGTTTATTTTGGCAAGGAGCTAGAAAATATGCGAGTAGTAGTTATGTTAGACCTTCTTTAACTCAGATAGAATTGCCATCAATAGAATGGAAACAAATTTCTAATTCAAAACTTATTGGAGGACCTGGTGGTAGTTCTTCGGTATTTCATTCTATGGCATTAAAATCAGATGGAACTTTATGGGCATGGGGAGATAATAATCGTGGTCAATTAGGCGTAGGAAACAATACTTCAATTTATGGTTTAACAAATGATAATATAGCATCTATAGTTGGGAATACTAATGGAACTTTTAGTAATTGGAAATGTGTATCATGTGGTTCGGAGCATACTCTAGCAATAAAAAATGATGGATCTTTATGGGGTTGGGGAAGAAATTCTGAATATCAATTGGGGCAAAATAATACAACTAATAAAAATGCGCCAATTCAAATAACTTCTTCATATGATTGGAAATCTGTTTCTGCTAGTAATCTAGTTAGTCTTGCAATCAAAAATGATGGGACATTATGGTCTTGGGGAACAAATTATAATTATCTTTTAGGTATGAATTCAAATTCTACATCAGCACAAAGAAAAATTCCAACTCAAGTAGGAACTGATACTGATTGGAAAATGATAGATATTAATAGTATTTCTGCTTATGGTTTGAAAACAGATGGAAGTTTATGGTTTTGGGGAGATAATGATGGATACGTAATGGGATCTTCTACTTCTAGCTATTATGAACCAACAAAATTTGTATCCAGCATTAAATGGAAGTTTGTTTCTGTTGGAGTTAGACATGTTGCAGCAATATCACAAGACGGAAAATTATATTCTAGAGGTTATAATGGATACGGTGCTTTAGGTACAAATAATTATGACAGTCAGTCTAGTTTTACATTGGTAAATAATGGAGGATATTGGAAATATATTTCTTGTGGTTACGATTTTACAGTTGGAATAATGGTTGATGGATCTCTTTGGGCTTGGGGTAATAATAACGATAAACAAGTTAGTACGTCATCATTGAATGGTATTTCAGCACCAGTTATACAATCTAGTTCATATAATTGGAAACAAATTTCAGCACATCCTTTTGCATATGGTGCAATTAGAACATATAACTATATTTAAAAATGCCAGTAAATTATAGATTTAAATTACCTAATTCTACTCTTTATTATTTTTTTGACGAAGTTTTTGTTCCAATTGATTTTTTTAGTCTAGGAGATATGTTTTCTTGGGGATATAACACTTATGGTCAATTAGCACTTGATGATACTAATAATAGATCTTCCCCTACAAAATTATATAAAAATAATTTTGACGTAAAAAAAGTATCTGCTGGATTTGATTTTATGTCTATTCTTTTATCTAATGGTTCATTATGGACTTGTGGAAATGAACAAAATGGAAAATTAGGAAATGGATCTACAGGATCTTATCAAAGCAATCCGATACAAATATTTTCACAATATACTTGGAAAGATATTAGTTGTGGTCATACTCATATGGGAGCAATTACCACTGAAGGACATATGTACTTATGGGGAACTGGAAATAATGGAGAACTTGGAGATGGAGCAGGAGATTCTTATCTTACGCCAATGAGAGAAGTTACACAATCTAAAAATTGGATATATATTTCTTGCGGAAAATCATTTACATTTGGATTAACATTTAATAATATATTACTTTCTTGGGGAATAAATGATAAAGGGCAACTTGGAATTGGAAATACGGATTCAAAATCAACTCCCACAGCAATTTCAGGAACGTGGAAACAAGTTTCTGCGGGAGAATCTCATGTTGCTGCTATTTCCACAAGTGGAAATTTATACACTTGTGGAAAAAATAATAACGGTCAATTGGGAAATGGTACAACAACAAATTCAGCAAACACTAATTTTTCTCAAGTTGGATCTGATATTTGGAGACAAGTTTCTTGTGGAGCAGAGCATACTGTAGCAATCAAAACAGATGGAACTATGTGGGCATGTGGTTCAAATTTTTATGGTCAATTAGGTGTTGGTAGCGAAATAAGTGATTCTTCAACATTAGTTCAAATTGAAACTGATATAAATTGGAGGCAAGTTCATTGTGGATTATACAATACAATAGCAATAAAAACTGATGGAACCGTATGGGTTTGGGGTAATAATAATGATAATATATTAGGTCTTGGTAATAGTGCTAATCAAAAAATTTATTTACCAACACAAATAACTTCAATTACTAATGCCAAGCAAGTTTCTGCAGGAAATTCTAATTTTTATGCAATAAGATATCAAGATGTTTATATTTAAATTAAATACATATAATATAGATTAGACTTATTATAAGATGCCCGAAACAGATTTTAATCTTACTATGGTTGTTGATGAGCTCAATAAAAAATTGAGTGAATTAACTCCAACTGAATTGATAGATGTATCGGCAAAGATTGGCACATACTATGAGGATACAATAACCCAAAACCCCGATGGAACTTGGTCTAAAATCCGTACTTATGAAGAAGTTTCATCACTAACCGCAGAACAAAAACAATTACAAGCTTTTAATAAAAAAGCAGAGCAAATTAATAACTATGCTACTCTTTGCGTTCCTTACGATAAAAAAATAGAATTTTTAAATAATCAAATAAACATTAAAAAATTACAAATAGTAGAACTTTTTAATACTGCAGTTTCTTCAAACTGTGATCTTAAACCGTTTGTTGAAAATTCAAACACATTATTAATTAATTGTGTTTCTTGTGGTATAGGATCTACAGTTTATTCAGATACAATTTTTGCTAAAAGATACAAAAATATGGAGTATCTTGAAGAAGAAAATGTTTATCAACTTTCGGAAGAACAATTAGATTATGATACTTATGGAAAGGGATTTGCAGATGTAGCATATTCTAATGCTGGAGAAGAAAATGGAGGACAGGAAATAGGACATTTTATATCAATAACGGATATATCTTCACCATGTGTGGCAATTGCAAATTCCATTTCTGATATTGCCACAGAAATAGACAATTTAAGAAAAGAAAGAGATTCTAATATAGCATCAGTTAATACAATTAAGACTTCTAAATCTTCTGCAGAATTTTCTTTATGGTCATTATCTAACTTTACTTTCAGTGAATTTGCAGCAAATGCATTAAAAACAACAATTAGTAATCTTACCAATATACAAGAAGAAATTGCATTAGATAAGTTGTTAGTTTATTTTGATGCTGGTAGAGGATATAGTATTAAAACAAAAACTAATAGTCAAACTGGAGTAACTTTAGTCACAAAAATAGACAATTTAGGTAGTGATGGATCTTTAGTGTCTGTTGGTGATCAAGGACCAACTTATGATTCGTTAGATGGTCCTTCAATTTGGTTTAATCAATATGGAATTACTGGAAAATATTTTGATTTACCCAAATCTTACGTTTTAAATAGTGGAGAAGGAATTGATGAATGTGGGACTTCTGATTTGTTTGGAGATGCTTCATTTAGTATGGAAGCATGGATAAAGATAACTAATACTTCTTACCTATCTTCTGATATTATTACTGGAGGCGCAAGTATTGTTGGAGTAGCATCAACTGCAGGAATTGGACTGCAAGTTTATGAACCAGAAGCAGATAAAGCTGTGATTAATTTTGGATCAAGAGGATCAGGAAGTTTAGACAGTACCTCAGAAATTCAAGTTGATTATTGGTATCATGTTGTTGGAGTTAGAGAGCAAAATAAGGGGTCTAAGTTGTACATAAATGGTGTTCTTGAATCTTCTACTAATACAGTTGGTATCGGAACAACATCATTATACATTACTACACCTAAAACTGGAAGTGTTATGAGAGTTGGTTTTTGCAATAATGCATACATCAATCAATATTTCCCTGGAAAAATATCAGTAATAAGATTATACGCTAAAGCATTAAGTGAATCTGATATTACTAAAAATTTCAATGCATCAAAGTCTAGATATACTCTGTTTACCAGTTGATGAACTGGTACACACCTCTTGACATCCGATTATCAAGGGCGTATAATATGGGGGTAATCAAATAAAATTCCCACATGCCTTCCGACACTGAAGAGTATCTCACACGATGTGTTGTTGATACTCTTGCTCGTAAATTTTACTTATATTCTAGCGAAGGTGGTGAAAAAATTGTAGAGTGTGAAACAGTAGAACAATTCATGAATGTATTGGATGTGGTACGCTCTCAATTAAACGAAGACACTCTTGTATATTCTAACCCATTTTAAGATATGAAAACTATCACAGTAGAAGAACTTCAAAAAGATTTTGACAACATTTTTTCTCAAGTTGAACAAGGACACCAGTTTCTTGTAGAGGGTGAAAAAAGTAATTTTCTATTGATGCCTTACAAAATTTATGATTATAACGAACCAAAAGAAGATGATTTGACCAGGATACATACTGATCATGAAGAAGGTTCATGATAAAAATAACCAAATCATGAGATTTGGTTTTTATGCTGGTTTAGCTATCTGGTGAAAGCACCCGACTCATAATCGGATACAGGCGAGTTCGATCCTCGCAACCAGCACCTTGCCCCTGTGGTGAAACGGTAAACACAGTTGACTCAAAATCAACCGCCTACGAGGCTTGTCAGTTCAAATCTGACTGGGGGCATAAAATAAATATAAGATATGGGAGTAAATCCTATGTCTTATCGTATTGATCACGCATACTGTTGGTATAATAATGGCAGTATGATTGTGAAAATGTATTTCATCAATCATGTTCCATTTACTTTTGATGAACTACCAGACGGGCATTTATACGATCAAGATCTTTGTAGAGAAGCAGATAAACAAAGGTCATTTGAACCAGAAGATTTATACAAAAGTTCATTTTATTTGATAGATGAACAAGTACATCCTTGTTTGTTTCCAATTGAGTTAGAGAATCCTGAAGATATGCCAGATGAAGACTATTATGTTTTTGATGAAGAGGATTTACTGAACTAAATAAAACATAGAAATATATTGGTTCATATACTCCGATGCCTCTTAATAAGCTAGAGAATTTTATCAAGAATTATGAAGGTAGAATTCTATATGTCAATTCAAACGATTTAGATGCAACAGATAGCATTACCAATCAGGGTAATTCTTTAGCAAAACCATTCAAAACAATTCAAAGGGCACTTTTAGAATCAGCTAGATTCTCATTTATACCTGGCGAAAATAACGATAGAAATGATAGAACAACAATTCTTGTTTTTCCAGGAGAACATTTAATAGATAATAGACCTGGATTTGGAATTAGAGAGGCAGGAGTAGCTCTTGCCGAATCAATTTCTCCTTCTGGAGTCACTAGAACACCAGCTTCAGAAACTTTTAAATTAGATTTACAAACTAATTTTGATTTAACTCAAGAAGATAACGTTCTTTATAAATTTAATAGTGTTAATGGCGGAGTTATTCTTCCAAGAGGAACTTCAATCATTGGTTTAGATTTAAGAAAAACAAAAATAAGACCAAAATATATTCCAAATCCAACAGATGTTGATGTACCAAATTCTGCTATTTTTAGAGTAACTGGTAATTGTTTCTTCTGGAATTTTACTTTCTTTGATGCCAATCCTGCAGAGACAGTTTATACAGATCATCAGGTATTCAGTGCTAATTCTGGAAATCAGGCAATCCCAACATTTTCTCACCACAAATTAACTTGTTTTGAATATGTTGATGGTGTAAATATTCCTTCTGGATATGATATAACTGACTTGGATATGTATTATGCCAAGTTATCAAATGCATTTAACGAAGGATCTGGAAGAGAAGTTCCATCTGGACAAAAATTCCCACTATTACCAGAAGGATTTTCCAAGCAAAGAAGTGAATGGGAAATTGTTGGTGCTTTTGGAACAGACCCTGTTTTAATCACAGACATTTATTCTGGAGATAGAGCAACTCCAAACGCAATAGTAAATGTTACCACATCAACTCCACATGGTCTTACTGTAGATACGCCAATTAAAATAAGAGGAGTTAATGTATTTGATTATAATATTTCGACAGTAGTACAATCAGTCCCTACACCAACAACATTTACTTATTTACTACAGTCTGTTAGAAATGATCTTCCTGCAGATCCTGGTGGATCGGCAAACGTTGTTATTGATACTGATACTGTTAGAGGTGCTTCACCATACATCTTTAACTGTTCATTACGTTCTGTCTGGGGATTGAACGGAATGCACACAGATGGAAGCAAGGCATCTGGTTTCCGTTCTATGGTTGTTGCACAGTTTACTGCAATTTCACTTCAAAAAGATGACCGTGCATTTGTAAAATATGATCCATTCAGTAAAACTTATCTAGGAATACCAATTACAAGATCAATTGGTAGTAAATTATCTTCAGAATCTGCTTCAACTAATAGTGCTACAGTTTATCACCTTGATGCAGATGCAGTTTATCGTCAAGGATGGGAAACCTCTCACATTAAATGTTCAAATGATGCAATTATTCAGGTTGTTTCTGTTTTCGCAATCGGATTTAATGCTCATTTCGTAGCATTTTCTGGTGGTGACCAATCTATCACTAACTCAAACTCAAACTTTGGTCAATTTTCATTATTAGCAGATGGATTTAAAAAGGAGGCATTTACAAAAGATAATTACGGTTATATTACTTCAATTATAACACCAAAAGCAGTTACTGCATTTGAGCAAACAACTGATTGGATGACAATTGATATTGGATTGACTACTTCTGTTGGAATTTCAAGTCATCTGTATCTTTTTGGATTTAAAACGTTAGACAACCCACCACCTTCTGTAGTTTCTGGTGCTAAAATTGGTGCTAGAAAAGACGAAAAACTTTATCTGACTCTTCCAGGCGTAGAACAAACTGTTACGAGTGGAAAAATTTTGATGTCTGATAATGCAATCAGTCCATCTTCATTATGGATTGATGGATCAAGTAGTTATCAAAAAGAATACACAATAGGAACTTATGCGGTTGCTCCAAAATATGATACTTTATTAACATCATCTATACATAAATTACAAACTGGTGAAAAAATTGTTTTTGTTAGTGATACTGGAGAACTTCCAGATAATATTCAACAAGGAACAGTTTATTATGCCATAAGAGGATCTGGATTCCAAACAACAGAATTAAAAGTAGCAACTTCACTTACAAATGCTATCAATGGTGTTGCAATTAATGTTAGTGGTGGCGCAAATCTTAAAGTTATAAGTAGAGTAATTGATAAAGAAAGTGGTGATGTTGGGTCACCACTTCAATATGATCCAAATAATTCAAACTGGTTTGTTCATTTAGATCCAGCAAATACAATTTATCCAAATATTGTAAGTTTAGGAACTGCTGGATTTGATAATGAACCGAGAACAGAAGCAACATATGTTTCTAGAATACCAGATAGTAGAAGCCTTGATGAACGTCTTTATAAACTTAGAATAGTTATTCCAAAAGAAGCACCAAATGCAAAAGCTCCTTCCGAAGGATTTGTAATTCAAGAATCAAATAAAACTGGTGCTCTTGAAACATCAGAATTTACTTTATCTAATATTGGATTAAACAATTTTGATTATAAGAGAAATTACAGATTTATTAGTGTATGTTCAGAATCTGGTGATGTTGTTTCTGTAAGAACAGAAAAACCACACAAATTAAATGCTGGTGACAGAATATTCATCAAAAATGTAAAGTCAAGCACAAATACAACTGGATTAGATAACAAAGGATATAATGGAGATTTTAGAGTAGCATCAATAGTTGATCATAAAAACTTCACATATTCAACAACTGATATTTTTGGTATAGAGCATAATGTTGGAACATTTACTGCACCAACAGAAAAAACTAGAGATTGGCCAAGAATTGAAAGAAATGATTTACAATCTAATCTTTATGTCTATAGAGTAGAAACAATTAGTCCCTACATCTTTAATGCACAGGATGGTATCTATCATGCTTATGTTTTAAAAGGTGATCTTCCTGTACCAAATCATTTTACTGAATATAAGTATAGTCAAAGTGTAGTTGATTTATATCCTCAACAAGATAGAGATAATGTAGATGACAATCCAAAAGCAGCATTCTCTTTTGCAAAATCATCTCCATTAGGCGATGTTGTAACTAATGATCTTAAAAAGAGTATTACCCGAGAATCATTAGATACTTTAATTAAAACTTTTGGAGAAGGAATGGTTGTTTCTTCTGCAACTGATCCTGTTAGTGGAATTTCTAATATAACTTTTAATAGAGAGCATGGACTTGGTGGAATTGTTGGGTATTCTGCTTTAAGTTCTGGTTCTGGTTTCACAAATGGAACATATTATAATGTCAGACTTACAAATACAGATACCACTTGGAATGGTGCAACTGCAACTGTAGTTGTTTCCGGTGGAACAATAACAAGTTTGCAAATTACTGATAATGGTTGTGGATATATTTCTGGTCAAACTTTAAGAGTAGAAGGATTTAGTCCATCTACAATAACTTTATCATCTGCGTCAATAACAACTCCAGTTAATAATGTTATTCAGTTTACTGGAATTGGAACTGCATCAGATAACTTATTAAGAATTCAAAGTGTATTATCTACAACTGAAATTGCAGTAGCTAAAACAGCAGGTGATCCAAAAATTGTACCTGGTCAATTTGCAATACAAGTTGGTCCATCAACTGTAACTTCTACAACACAATATTCTTCAGTAACTGGAATTACTACATTTACATTTGGTCTTGGGCATGGATTAGTTGTTGGTAACAAGTTTAAAGTTGTTGCTGATAGTTTTTCAGCATCTAATAATCTTGGAGATTATATTGTTAGAGAAGTCGTTGGAGTTAATACATTTACTGCACTAACAAACACTAGTTTTAATAATGCAGTTAGAATATTAAAATATGGTATAAACTCAAATGATATTATTTCAAATGCAGCAAATGAAAATATAGGATCTAGAGGTCATCACTTCTATGATAAAGAATATGCTATTCTTAGTGAAAATATAAGTGCTACAGAATCTTCTGGAACTGCAACATTTGCAATTTCTATTCCAAATGCTGGAATTTCTACTACTACTAGATTTGATCTCGGTAGTTATATTATGATTGATAGCGAAATCATGAGAATTTCCAGCAGTACTTTAAGTGGATCTGGCAATAATAAAATTACTGCTATTAGAGGATACTTTGGTACTACAAAAGATACTCACGGCACTGGGGCATTAATTAAGAAAATAAAACCAATTCCAATTGAACTTCGTAGACCATCTATTTTAAGAGCATCTGGACATACATTTGAATATCTTGGGTATGGACCTGGTAACTATTCAACTGGTTTGCCTCAAATTCAAGTCAAAACTTTATCTGAAAGAGAAGATTTTCTTGCTCAAGCACAAGAAAGATCCGGTGGGTCTGCACTTTATACTGGAATGAATAGTGCTGGTGATTTCTTTATTGGCAATACAAAATATTCTGCACAATCTGGAGAAGAAAAGAGTTTTGATATTCCAGTTGCAACAGTTACTGGGCAAGATCCAACACGTTTAAGTGCATTATTTGATGAAATTATTGTTAGAGAACGTATCGTTGTTGAAGGTGGTAAATCTAAACAAATTCTATCACAATTTGATGGACCAGTCAACTTTAGTGAGAATGTAATTTTCAATAGTGAGCAAATTAAAATTAATGCACTATTAGTAACTTCTGGTTTAGTTAAATTCAATAATCTTGAGCAATCAACCGCAATTAATAATGGAGCACTTGTTGTTAGAGGTGGAGTTGGAATTCTTAAGAATTTAAACGTAGGTCAAAACTTTAGAGTTTATGGAAATACTATATTTGAGGGTCCTGTTGTATTTAATTCTGGATTAATTCCAGAAACAATAGAAAGTGCTTACATTGGTCAATCAGATAAACCTTGGGCATCTGCTTGGATTGCAGGTGTTGGAATTGCCACCGAAGGTGTTCCTGGAGGAACTGAAGATCAAGATAGAACTATTAGAGGTTTAACTGGAAATCTTATTCTAAATTCTTCTTCAGGAATAACATCAATTACTGACAATTTAGAAGTTGGACAAACTTTATTAGTTAAAGGTAATTCTCGTATACAAGGAAATCTTCAAATTGATACTGGAATTCTTCCAGATAGTGATGAAAATTCTTATATCGGTTCGGCAACAACCTCATTTAAAGAAGCACATATTGCCGAAATAAACATCGGTGTTGGTGGAACTGCAAAAATAAGCACAAGATCTGGAAACTTGATTTTAAATTCTGCTGGAGGAAAAACTGAAATTGATGATGATTTAGTCGTTAATAACACCCTTAAAGTTGTTGAGGGGGTTGTATTTAATGATACTGCGGTTTTTGATTCTGATATTTTACCAAGCACAACAACAGCTTCTAATAATGCAGCACTTGGAAGTCTAACTAAAAAGTTTAAAGAAGCTCATATTGATGAAATAAGAATAGGTTATACAGAAACAACTAAAATTGATACTGCAAGTGGAGACCTTTTATTAGATGCTTCTACAAACCAAGTTAGTGTCAATGCAAAATTAACTGTTGATGAAAGTTCAATATTTACTGGAATTGTAACAGTAACTAATGGAATAGTTCCTTCAATTACAGAAGGATGTGGAATTGGTCTTGAAAATAGAAGATTTAGTGAAGCATGGATTGATAACATTAGAATAGGTGTTTCTGGTCAAGCAATAATTGATACTAGAGCTGGATCTCTTACTCTAGATTCAAATTTCGGAACAGTTGAAATTGATGATAAACTTGATGTTAATGAAACACTTAATGTTGATGGTAGAACTTATCTTGCTGGTCTTACCACTGTCGCAACTGGATTAGTCCCTCACCAAGATGAAGGTGCTTATTTAGGAACTGTATCTTTACCATTTAGCGAAGCATGGATTGGTGAAATTGGAATTGCTACAGGAACTAATACTGACCAAAATGATAGAACAATAAAATCTATAACTGGTAACTTATATTTAGATTCTGCAAATGGAACTGTAGAAGTTGATGATAATTTAGATGTTAACAATAATTTAAATGTTGATGGTAATGCAATTCTTGCTGGACTTACATCTTTTACAAACGGAATATTCCCAACAACACAATTAGCATGTGGAATTGGAACTGTTGGAAAGCGTTTTACTGAGGCTCATATTGATGATATTAGAATAGCAGTTTCTGCGGTAAATAAAATTGATACCAGAACTGGTGCCTTAGTTTTAGATTCAGCTTTTGGAACTGTTGAAATTGATGATAAACTTGATGTTAATCAAACACTTAATGTTGATAGTACAACTTATCTTGCTGGATTGACTACAGTCGCTTCTGGATTACTTCCTGCTACTAATTATGCTTCTTATATTGGAAATGAAGAAAAACAATTTGGTCAAGCGTGGATAGGTGATATTAAAATTTCAACAACTAATGATAAAAATCAAATAACAACTAAAAATAGTAAAAATTTAATTTTAAATTCTGATTCTGGTACAACAGAAGTTGACGATGATTTAGATGTTAATGGAACACTTAACGTAGATGAAACTTCCAGATTTAGAAAATCTGTTCAAATTGACGTAAGTATTGTACCTGATGAATCTTTAGGTGCTTATATAGGAACTACGGATTTACCATTCTCTGATGCTCATATCGGAAACATTCAAATTGCATATGGAACAGATGGTTCTACTAATGATGATGATAACTTAATTTCTACAAAATCTGGTACTTTAAAATTAGATGCAAATAATTCAAAAGTTAATGTTTTAAGAGGTTTTGAAGTAACTCAAGGTTCCAAATTTGTTGGAGTCTCAACGTTTGAAGCTCTTGCATATTTTGGATCAAATATATCTCCAAAAACTGATGAAGGTTCTTCTTTGGGAACTGATGCTCTTGGTTGGTCTGAAGCACACATAGATGAAATTTTTATTGATAATAACTCAATCTCATCAAAAAGTCTTAGTCCTGGAGTTGGACAAAATTTAGTTATAAATGCATCAAGTAATGCAGTAGAAACTAATTTTGATTTTATAATTGGAAGAAATCTTGACGTAACTGGTATATCTTCATTCACCAATAAAGTGAATCTTGGAAATAATATTCTTCCAAAAACTACTCAAGGAGTTTCTCTTGGAGAATCTGAAAAAGTATTTTCTGCTGCATATATTGATTCATTGGTCTTAAATGACAATATTTTATCAACTTCAAGTGGACCGTTAATTCTTGATAGTGCAAACACTCAAATAAACATAGGAAATGATGCCAGTAATGATAAAGTTTATGTTGTTGGTTTAACAACATTTACAAACAATGTCGTAATAAAATCTTTAAATAAATCTTTTTCTATTCAAAATAGTGCTGGACAAGAAAAATTCAAAGTTACTACTGATGAAGGTGATACAACTATTCAAGGGAATTTAGATTGTAAAGCTACAACAACAACAACTAATTTAACTGTAACTGGTCAAAACAGCACAACAACCCATGCTACTATTGGATCCTCATTAAAGAAAACACCATCAACTAGTTTTGATTCGGGATCTTTAGTTGTTTTTGGTGGAGCTGGAATACAAGATGATCTTTATGTAGGAAAAACTGTAAACGTTGGTACAGCATTAACAGTAAAAACTACATTATTTGTTAGTGGAACATCAACTTTTACTGGTTCAATAAAAGCAGATGGTGGATTAAATGGAAATGCTAAAACTGCAACCACAGCAACTAACATTGTAGGAAGCACAGTTGGTGCTATACCTTATCAAACAGGAGTCAACTTAACAACTTCTGGTGATCTTTTAACATTCCAAGGAGGAGGATCTCCAGAATTGCGTTGTAAAGGTGATATTGTTGCATTTTTTGGATCTTCATCTGATGATAAATTAAAAGAAAATAAAGAAAAATTAAGTAATGCTTTAGATAAAGTTTTATCTTTAAGTGGATTTACTTATACTTGGAATGAAAAAGCAGTTTCTCTTGGATTTAATGAATCCGATACATGTGTAGGTGTTTCTGCTCAAGAAGTTCAAAAAGTTCTTCCAGAAGCAGTTATTGAAAGAGAATTCAATGGGGAAAATATTCTCCTTGTTAAGTATGAAAAAATTGTTCCTTTACTTATTGAAGCAATTAAAGAACTTAATGATAAAGTTGATAGATTACAATCTCTATTGGATAAATAACTAAAAAAGTATAAACGATGCCCAATTATAATAAGTCATTTAGTTTTAGGAATGGCGTCCAAGTTGATGAAGATAATTTTTTCATCAACTCAAATGGACTGGTTGGCATTGGAACAACAATTCCAAGATATACTTTAGATTTATACGGTGATGCTTCAATATCTGGTCTTACAACAGCAAAAAATTTAAATGTCACTGGAGTAGGAACATTTAATAAAATAAGTGTTGGAAATAGTATAACTTTAACTGCTTCTTCTGGTATTGTAAGTGCTGTAAAATTTTATGGGGATGGGTCGACATTAACTAATATTCCAACATCCCAATGGGTAGATGTTGATCCATCAGCAGCATATGTAAGTATATATTCAAAAGGATCAGTTGGTATAGGAACAACTGATGCTTCATTGCCATACATTTTTACAGTTGGAAGAAATCCAGATACAGTAGATCCAGCAATTATTCCTTCGGGTGGTGTTGGAATTAATTCATTTGGTTCCATAAAAGCAACTGGAATTATAACAGCTGGTCAATTTTCTGGTCCTGGTGGCGGAATTACAGAAATAAATGCATCTAACATATCTTCTGGAACATTAAATAATGCAAGATTACCATCTCAAATAAATCTTCCTACAGGAATAGCAACAATTAGAGATGTAGTTGTTTCTTCTGGAGCTACTATTTCTGGAATTTCAACTTTTAATATTCATGGATTAGTAACTAAAGGAATAACTGTAAGAAATTTAAATTTTTCTGGAATTTCAACAGTATCATCAACTTTAGAAATTTCTTCTACAGGATCATTAAAGTTTTCTGGTGGTTCTGGAATCTACATTGCAAATAATAGCGGATCTGCAGGACAATTTTTAGTTGCTAATGGATCTAATGGCCTTGCATGGTCTAATAACATTTCTTTACCAACTGGAATAATTACAGCAGGTTTAGTAACTTCGACCAACTTTTTTGCTACTGGATTTACAACAACGAATAATTTAAGAGTTAATTCAACTTCATATCTTAATAATTTAACAGTTACTAAAATAACATCAGGAACACCAACTGCTACAAATGAAATAACCAGAATTAATTCTGGAATTATCACAACAACTACATTAGATTCTTCTTATTCTCAAACTGGAGTAACAACAGCATCATCTATTAAGACTATAAGTCTTGAAGTAACTTCAAACGCTAAAATTACATCTTTAAATTCTGGAAATGTTAAGTTAAATGAAGAAACAAATACTTTAACAACTTCTTCTGGAGATTTAAAATTAGGAGCAAATTCAAAAACTGTTTTAGTTCAAGATAATTTATCTGTTACTGGATCAGCAATTTTATCAGGTATTGCTACAGTTGAAACTGGTCTTGTTCCAGATTCCAATGGTGCTTATCTTGGTTCTTCAGATAGAAGATTTACTGAAGCTTATATTGATGATATTCGTTTAGGTGTATCGGCCACTAATAAAATTGATACAGGAAGTGGTGATTTAGTTTTAGATTCAACAGGTGGAACTGTCAATGTTCAAGATAATCTTGATGTGGATGGAAATTTAAATATTGATGGATCTGCAATTTTATCTGGAATTGCCACAGTTGGAACTGGTCTTCTTCCAGATTCTGATGGTGCTTATCTTGGATCTTCAGATAAAAGTTTTACAGAAGCACATATTAATAATATCAGAATAGGTTCATCATCAAACGGAGAAATTGATACAAGAAGTGGAAATCTTCTTTTAGATTCTACTGGTGGTACTGTAGAAATTGATGATAATGTAGATATTAATGAATCTTTGAATGTTGATGGTAACGTATATCTAACGGGAATTACCACAGTTGGAACTGGTCTTCTTCCAGATTCTGATGGTGCTTATCTTGGATCTTCAGATAAAAGATTTACCGAAGCACACATCAATAACATTCGTTTAGGAGTAGGTAATGTAAATCAAATTGATACTAGATCTGGTAATTTAGTTTTAAATTCTACTGGTGGTACTGTAGAAATTGATGATAATGTAGATATTAATCAATCTCTTAATGTAGATGGTGATTCTTATTTGAGTGGAATTGCGACTGTTGGAAATAGTTTATTACCAAGTTCAAACAATTCGGTTTCAATAGGAAGTACAATAAAAGCATTTTCTGAAGCACACATTGATGAACTTCAAATTGGTTTACCAAGTGCTGCTGGAATTATAAGTACAAGATCTGGTAATTTATCTTTAGATTCTTTAACCAGAAAAGTTACGGTTTCTCAAGATTTAAGTATAGGTAGAAATGTAGAAATTAGTGGAATTGCAACAATTGCAAATAATTTGAGAGTTGGTTCTGATTTAATACCAAGCACAAATACTACTTCTACTATTGGATCCGCATCACTTCGTTTTGCTGGAGCGCATATTGATGATATACGCATAGGAGTAACTGATGTAAATGTAATCGACACAAGAACTGGAAATCTTCTTTTAAACTCTACTGGTGGTACTGTAGAAATTGATGACAACGTAGATATTAATCAGTCTCTTAACGTTGATGGTGATTCTTATTTAACTGGAATTACTACAATTGGAGTTGGTATTCTTCCAGATTCTAACGGTGCTTATATTGGAAATTCATCAAATACATTTTCTGAAGCTCATATTGACAATATTCGTATAGGTGTTAGTGGAGTAAATGAAATTGATACCAAGAGTGGAAATCTTCGCTTAAACTCTACTGATGGTACTGTAGAAATTGATGATAAGGTAGATATTAATGAATCTTTGAATGTTGATGGGCAATCATATTTAAGTGGAATTGCTACAGTTGGGACTAGTTTACTACCAGGTTCTGATGGAGGAGCAACTTTAGGATCATCCGCAAAATCTTTCAGTTCTTTACATGTTGGCAATTTAAATCTTGGAGTTTCTGCAAATGAAATTAACACAAGAAGTGGAAATCTATCTCTAAATTCAACTGGCGGTACAGTAACAGTTAATGATAAACTTAGTGTATCCGAAACATTGAATGTTGATGGGCAATCATATTTAAGTGGAATTGCTACAGTTGCAGAAGGATTATTACCTGATTCCGATTTAGGTGCTTATCTTGGATCTTCTAGTCTTGCATTTTCAGAATCTCATGTTGGAAATATAAGAATAGGTGCAGGAGTAGATGATGATAATACAATTGCAACAAAATCAGGAGATTTAAAATTAAAATCTGATTCTAATATAATAAAAGTTGTTAATAATTTAAAAGTTGATGGAACAACTGAATTAACTGGAATTACTTCCGTATCAACTGGTATAGTTCCAACTTCTGATAAATCTGGTTATCTTGGATCCTTAAATTATTCTTTTGAAAATGCACATATTAATAATATAAGAATTGCCGTTGCTTCCACAAGTACAATAGATACTGTTTCTGGTGATTTGATTTTACAATCAAATTCTAATTTTGTTCAGGTCAATGATAATTTAGTAGTTGGTGGTGGATTAACAGTAACTAATAATATTTCAGCAGGAACTTTCTTTGTTAATAATATTACTAAAAAAGTTGGCATAGGAACCACTAATCCAGAAAATGCATTAGATTTAATTTCCGATGATAGTGATATTACATTATTGGTAAGAACCAGAAGTTCTTCAGATACACCATCAATAGTTTTAAAATCTGGATCAACAGCAGGAAATATTCAATTTAATGAATTAGAAGATAGAAATCTAACGATTTTAAATCAAGGACCAGGATCAATTGTAAATAAATTACACTCTGGAAATTCTGGAATTAATACTGGTGATCATATTTGGAAATATAAAGATAATGATTTAATGTCTTTAACTTACAATGGTAAGTTGGGAATTGGAATAACAAATCCATTAGAAACCGTAGAAATTGTTGGTACTTCAACAGTAACTGGAAATTCATTTGTTGGTGGAAACCTAAAAATTAAAGGAGATTTAACCGTAACTGGCAATCCTTCAATTAATTTTCCATCAAATTATAATTTTAATGTTGGAATTATATCATGTACAAGATTAGAAACTAATAATTTAGTAGCAAATACTGACGTTTCCACACAAAATATTATTGATCTTAAAACTATAGCAAAATCTGTTGGTGTATCTTCAATAAATGTATTAGATCCTATAAAATTCACAGGTTCAACATTTTTTGTTAATGATGTTATAGTTGGTGCAGGTTTAACTATTAATAATGGATATCAATTAGTTGTAAAGGGATCTGCTGGAGCAGCTTCAACAATTAGTGGATCAGATGTAATTACTGGTAATATTGATTCAAAAACTGCAAACATTATTAGAATAGATGCATCTAATATACAAACAACAAATTTAAATGTTACTGGAATTACTACGGTTTACACTTTAAATATTACTTCAACTGTTGGTCTTACTACATTTTCTGATGTAAGTGTTGCTTCTAGTATAAAATTAAACAGTTCTTATAGTAAATTATTTGTTGGTACACAAGAATCTTTTGACAATTTTGTTGGTATAGGAACATCTTCTTCTTTACCTCTTACTTCATTATATACCCATAATAACATTTTAACTAAAGGTATTATTATTGGATCTGGTGTAACTAGTGCATCTGGAATTATTTTGAATAATAACTCATTATACCTAACAGATGGTTCTATTAATTTAAATCGCAATGTTACGATTAACATTAATCATGACCCCACAGATTCCAATTATCAATATCAATCTGGAAAATCTTTACAAATATTTGATCCAAATTCTACTACAGTTGTTGGTCTTGGAACTACTATTGCAAGATCTATTTTAGATTTTAGTAATGCTGGTAATAATACCACAATAGAAGTTAATTATCAGACTAATGTTGGAATTGCAACAACAACTTTAGATAGATTTAGATTTATATTACCACCATCCATAACTTCTGCAGAAAGAGTTGGTCTTGCTACAGTTGAAGGTGCATTTATATTCAATAAAACAACTAAACAACATCAAATGTACGATGGAACTACATGGCATGATATGTACTAGGACTTGACATAATGCTCAAATCTGATTAGAATACCTTTGTTAGGTTTGAAGATGAGACTGTGACACTTTAAGAACTGGTATAAGGGCTCTACACAGAGCCCTTTTTTGCTGTATAATACTTGCATAACTTCCAATTCATCCATGACCAACGGACTTTTGACTGCTATTCAAGAACAAGTAGATCCTTTTTATCGTGCAGCAATTGATGAAGAAGATTATAATTTAATTTATATTATCCAACAACCAGCAATAAAAGAACTTATTGAACTTGGACGTCGTCCTGTTTCCGCTTTTGTTGGGCAAACTAAAGATGACGAAACCTTTGATAATAAAGGGAGATATAATCGTTCAGATTATTCTAAATGGGCAGAAAAACGTGAATATGATGTAATTCTGAAAGTTCATCCAGATCTTTCGGATCATTATATTCGTCATTCTTTATATTCTTCTGGATGTAGAAAAAATTCTCTTGGTGGATCTCCTGAAGTAGTTGAGGCCCCTCTTTATATAAAAACTTATTCTGAACATGTATCTTATTTACGAGAGAAAATTATTGCCATGAGTGATACTTTTCGTGAGCAAGAAAAAGTTTATGGATTTACGCCAGAATCTCATGCTAAAAAAATTAAAGAAAAAAATCCAGAAGCAACTAGAGCTCCTAAATTGCATCTTGTTTATGAAATTGTCGAACGATTGAAAAATCTTCCCAAAGATGCTATGATTTATGTTCCTATGGACGCTTGGGGTCATTTTTGTGTCACATTATCAAATCTTGGATTTACAAATATTTACACCGATAAAGATTATGATATGTGTATTGGACTCGGGCATCTTCCAGAGTGTGTTAAATATATTACAGAGGATGAATACAATAATATGGATTTTAATGTTGTGATTGGTAATCCACCTTTTGGTAAAGGTGGTAGATTAGCACTTAATTTCTTGAATAATGCTGCTGAACGTGTTCGGGCAAAAAATGGGCAGATTATTTTAATTCTACCTAAATCTATGAAACAAGGTTCTGCCAATTTTAATAAAATTAATCGTGATCTTGAACTGGTATCAACCCAAGATTGTGCAGATAATGATTTTGCTGCAAGTATTGATGCATGTATTCAAGAATGGAAAATTGGAGAAAAACAAAGAGATCTAGATCCTACTTATAAGGAACATCCCCATATTGAGTTTCTGAAATATGAGCACCGATATGATGCTGATATTTTTGTTGGTGGTGATGGTGCTGGTGTTTCTGGTAAAGTGTATCTTCCTGGTGAAAAAAATGAGAATGGTAAAGTATGGACCGATTATGAGAAATCATCAAGTCACAACTATATCCGTGTTCGCCCTGATGTGAATACAACTAAAGAAGAAATTTTGAAGCGAATCATTTCTCTTGGGCAAAATGGGGATAATAGTTTCCGTAATACTTCTATGGAAACTACAAATGGAATTCCTCATCTTGGCAAAACTAAATTGATCACGATTTATACAAAACGATATGGTAATGGGCACGAAGAATCAGCACAATAAGAATACTGGATCTAATATTGAGCGTTCGGATGAAAGAATTGCCGAAACTCAAGAAGTATTCACACCCATGGAAATATGTAAAGAAATGGTTCAGATGATTGATCTTGAAAAACGAAAAAATCCAAATTCAAAGTTTCTGGACAATTCTGCTGGTTCTGGCAATTTTATTCTTGCACTTAAGAATGAATTGATTAAGTATCACTCTGAAGATCATGTTCTTAACAACATGTTGTATGCAGTTGAGTTAATGGAAGATAATCATAAAGAAATGTGTGAGAGAGTTGGAGTGCCTATTGATCATCCACATTATGTGTGCCATGATGCTCTTACATATGATTATTCCTTTGGGGAACCAGTGGGAGTGGAACAGTTTTTCTAGTGGCACAAGGGGTCCCCGTGAGGACCCCTTTCTGCTATAATAGTCCCATACGCAACGGAGACCTTGTTCCAACTTCGCCCCCATCAACAAATTGCTCTTGATGCTCTGCGGCAGGTTGCCAAGGGCATCTGTGTTTTCCCTACTGGCGGTGGTAAAACCAACGTTGGTATTTTTGATGCGATTGAGCAGTTCCTTTCTGATACTACTCAAACCATCGTAGTGGTTTCGCCCCGCATCCTCCTGGCAGAGCAGTTGTCAAGTGAGTATCTTGAGTTTATCACTAACGCTCATGTGATGCACGTTCATACGGGTGAAACTCATCACTTCAGCAGCACTCGCCCTAACATTATTCGTGCCTGGTGTGAGCAGGTAGAAGGTCACAAACTGATCTTTACTACCTACAACTCTCTGCAGCAACTGCAATGTGCAGGTATTACTGTGGACACCATTTACTTTGACGAGGCACACAACTCTGTCAAGCGTAATTTCTTTCCTGCCACAGAGTATTTTGCTTCCGAAGCAAAGCGTTGCTACTTCTTTACTGCAACTCCCAAGTATTCTTCTGTGGTTGGCAAACCTGGCATGAACGATACTGATGTTTATGGGCAGATTATTGCCAAGGTTCCTGCTCCTGATCTTGTGCAGGGTGGTTACATCATTCCTCCCAAGGTGATGATGAAGGAGATGCGCCTTTCTATCAAGGGTGAGGATATTGCCCAGCGTGATTGTGAGTATCTTCTGCAAACGATTGCAGATCATCCTGTCAATAAGATTCTGATCTGTGCCAAGGCAACCAAACATATTGTTGGTTTGCTTTCCGAAACTGATTTTGCAGATCAACTGGCAGAGCAGGGTTACTCTGTGATGCACATTACTTCCAAGCACGGTGCTTTTATTGATGGTAAGATTGTAAACCGTGAGGTGTTCTTTGACACTCTCAATCGCTGGGGTAAGGATGCCGACAAGAAGTTTGTGGTTCTGCACCACAGCATTCTGGCAGAAGGCATCAACATCTCTGCTCTGGAGGCAGTAGTATTCATGCGCTCTATGGATGTTGTGGGCATCGGACAGACGGTTGGGCGTACTCTGCGCCTACACCCCCAGGATGCTGCTGGAATCCGCTCTGGTGCCCTCCAGGCGGGCGATCTGGAGGCATACACCAAATCCTATGGACTGGTGATCTGCCCCACCTTTGATAAGGCATCTACGAACACCGCACGTGCCGTACAGAATGTGGTTGACACCATTTTCGTAAAAGGTGATGTTGCGGTGAGCACCATTCGCCGCTGATTTTCATTCAACTATTCAATTCACAAAGGAGTCTTTTAAATGAAGTACGTTGTTCAACTCTACGTTGCTGGTAAAGTGTTTAACGAAGAAGTTCAGGCATCCAATCCCCAAGATGCCCGTGAAACTGCGATTGCCCGCAACCCCAAGGCAAAAGTGGTTGGTGTGAATGTTAAGTTCTGATGAATCTTGATATTGAAGTAATAGACAATTTTTTAAATAATGATGATTTTCAAAATGTAAGTAATTATTGTAAAAATGCATCGTATAATTACGGTGAGGTTGATGATTACAGTGCCATTCCTTCTGGAGAAAATATTTTAAAATATGTTACTGGAATGACACATCAAATATTTCCATCCAACAATTTAAATAATAAAATTTTAAATTTAATTGATAGTAAATGTCGTTTTCAATTTTCTGTTCTAAAAAATCTTGATTTACAAAGAATGTATGTTAATTGCTTTGCTCCTGGAGAAAATCCAAGATTTCATATAGATACTCCAGAAAATGTATCTCAATTATATACTTGTTTGTATTATATAAATGAAAATTGGAATCTTGATGATGGGGGAGAAACTCAATTCTATTTAAATAGAACAATATATGGGGTTCCTCCAATTCCAAATAGGATGGTTCTTTTTGATGGTAGTATATTACACAAAGCAACAAGTTTTAAAAATTATCATAGATTTTCAATTGCTCTAAAATATTGTAAAAATGAATAACATTCAGAACGAAACTCTTTTGGATCCTAATCCAGGAGATCCAAATGGTTATGTAACCAAGGACGGAATGTGGGCAGCACTTCCTTGGGGAAAGAAGTTTATTATTGTTTATAAAGGGCAACAAGTGCATACTTGCAACAACTATAACTCCGCAAAAAGGTACATTGAAAAGTCCGCAAAAGGTGCATCGGTTTCTAGTTTGGATGAATTTCTATGACTCAAATGTTCACTTGCACATCTGATGATCTTTATGATAGACACACTTATGAAGTTGTCCTGAAAAGTGGTAAAAACCAATTTTTTGAACACTGGGAAGATGTTCAGAAGTATTGGTTCCAGAACAATCAAATTCCAGATTTTTTGAATTATGTAATTGTAAAAGACAAAAAGAAAACCAAAGAAAAGGTAAAGGGTTCTGGATTTTCTCAATAAATAATTTTATCGCAGGGCAAACTTATGGCGACTCTGTTTATCACAACAATTCTATCTTGTTCGGAAATTGTTATGATCGCAAACAGATTAGTAAACGTTAAGTTATTAAGTCCTCAACAAAAAACAGAAATTCTTTTGGAACTGAAACAAGTTGTTCCTTCTTGCCCTTTGGTAATTAAATCAAATGTACGAAAATGAAACACAGGATCAAAAATGGAATCGCGGATTGGATTTGTTTGTAGAAAGTGTTCACAAACCAGATTCTGAACTTCGCCAGTGTGCTCATAATCAGAAATGTTACAACGAACTTATGGAAGTTCGTGAGCATGTGCTAGAATATCTTAAAACTATAAGAAAATGAGTGCATCTTACATATATTTTATTATATTCTTTTGTGTTGCTTATTTGATTATTACTGATCAATCAGTTGCAAAAGGATTTTACATGGTGACTCAACTTGCAAGAGTGGAATATGAAAAAGCAAAGTGGTGGTTGTTTTACAATCCAACAAATCCTATTGTAAAATACATGATGTGGAGAAGGGCTATGAAACTTGCAAAAGAACTTGAAAAAGAATTTAAACAAAAAAATTAATTTTAAAATTTATGAAACAGATAGGATTTACATTTAATAAAAAAGAAGAGGAAGATTATTCAAAACCTTTAGGAAACATAGAACAAAAAATAAATTATACTGAATTAGTTGCAAAAAAATTTTCAAATAATGAAATTTTTGTTAAACCAGTATTTTCTATTCCATTTTTTACTATTTCAAAGTTATCAAATTGGGAAGAAAAGAAGAATAATTTATTAAAGATTCTTAATGAATATCAAGATAAAGTATTGAGAAGAGGAAATGTTTTAAGTTCTTATAATAAAGAAAATTATTCCGATTCATATCAAAATTTTATTGAAAAAATAACAGAAATTTTTAATGAAGAACTTCACTTAATTTACGAAGTTTTTGGTAGTGAAAAATATCCAGATAAAAAAGCAAATATATTAGATGCTTGGTTTCAAGAGCAAAAAGAAAACATGTATCATGGACCACATATTCATGGAATGAATGGACTTTCTGTAATTTGTTTCTTGGAGTATGATGAAAAAGAACACACATCAACTCAATTTATTAGTCCTTATCAAGATACGTTGAGAGGAAATTTTTTAAATCATTCTGAAAAAGTAACAGAAGGAACGATGCTAATTTTCCCTTCAAATATAATGCATTATACTGAACCAAATCAATCTAAAAAATCTAGAATTATTTTTTCCATGAATGTTGAATTAGAATAAAATGGATTGCGTCACTCAAATTTTTGTATCATCTCAAGATAATCAAAAACTTTCTAAATTTCTTGAATATTCAACTGGAACCGTAAAATACAATTATCCAGAATGTGAATATACTTTATACAACAATAAAATGATCAGGAGTTTTATATCCGATTATTTTGATAGAGAAGTTTTATGGGCATATGATAATTTAAAAGCATATACATCTAAATCAGATCTAGCAAGGTATTGTATAACTTATATTAAGGGTGGTTGGTATGTTGATAGTACAATCAGGATGCTTTCTAGAGTAGATAATTATTCAGAATTTGATTTTATATGTTTTTACGATCATGGCAGCACACAACCAAATCGCCCAAAATTTGGATTGCAACCAGCATTATATTATACTAAAAAAAAGAATATAGTGATAGAAAAATGTATAGAAACTGTTGTAAAAAATTGTAAAACAAAATTTTATGGTGATGGAACGTGTGCTCCAACTGGACCTGGAGTTTTTGGATTATGTTATTTAAAATACGGATTACAAATTAATAAAGTTTCCGAAGGAACATTTCAACAATTAACTCCATTTCACAATAATAAAAATAGATCATATGTATTAGATAATGGCAGTGTAATTGCTCAACATAAATGTGCTTGGCATAGTGTAAACGTTTCTGATTTTGGTATGGTTGGAATCAATGATTATGTTCAATTATGGAATGATAGAAATTTTTATGGAGAAAAAGATCCTAAATGAAAATTATTCATTTTAATTATCCTTTTCATCATACTATTATTAACAATTTTTTTGAACAAATTGAATTGGATTTAATTATAGATGAAATCATGAACTATGATGAATCTATAAAATGTTTAGATAAACATCATTGTCCTTTATATGAAAATCATAATACTATTTCTTTTGATTTAGATACAATATTTAAAAATAATAGAGAAGATAGTAAAGTTTTAAATATTTTAAACAAAATTAATGATCTAGATTTTGAAAATTTATCTAAAGAAAATCCTTTTCTTGGATATTATTTAACTACAAACCATGATAGAACTTTTGTTTCAAAATATAAAAGTAAAAGTTCTTATTTTTATCATAAAGATGGATCTGTTTTAACTTTTTTATTTGTAATTTTTTTAAAACCATTTAATTTTGGAAATTTAACCTTTCAAAAAAATAATTATGTTCCTAATTTGAATCATAATTCTCTTATTATTTTTCCATCTTATGAAATTCATAAAGTTTCTCAAATTGAAACCGAAACAGAAAGTAATGAATATTTAAGGTTATCTATAAACAAAAGATATTGGATTTTACCATAAATAACCCTATATGGATACTACATATGCTCTCTACACAATATAGACTTCGTTTGGAAGCAATTTGCAATAAAATTGCTTTGCATGAAGAAGTCAGTTTGGAAGATATGATTTGGGCAGAAAAACTTGCAAAATCAAATAGATCTGCCGCAACCATTTTACGTCAAGCAAGAAGAAAAGCAGAAAATCCTGACATGCAAAAAGGAGATATGGATGATTTTTTGAATCAACTTGATATTGGCGGAACTGGGCATGAATCAAAAGGAATATCTAGATTTAATAGTGTTGATGAGATTGTAGATTTTTTTAGTGAGGGAAGAGATAAACCAGAAGATTGGAGACAACGTGACTGATTTTATTCAGTTTGCATCTCATGAACTTTATTTGTTTGTTGCTTTTATGTGCGGTCTTGTGCTAGGATACATGGTAGGTAAACGTGAAAGTGATGTCTGAAAAGCAACCTAATGATTTTGGTAAATCCCTACAAGAATGGTGGGATTCTGATGCCTGCAAACAACTTCAAAAGGATCTTGAAGAAGGAAAGCAACGTGCTGTAGGGAAGTATTTTATGCTTTCTGAAGAAGATAAACTTGATATGGTTCAGGCAATCTGCCACATTATGTGTAAGGCAGAAGAAGAAGGAACTAGTCATCGTGGACTTCAAGATGCTCTGGGGATCTATCCTTCTGGTTTCTGGGTAGATCATCTTATGGATGTTCATAATGCCTTGTGGAGTTACTACCACGATAAGAAAAAAGAACAAGAACTCAAAGATGATCTTGAATCTCTAGAAAAATTTATAGATAAAAATGTAGAGTCTAATTAACTCCATGGATTACTTACAAATTGAACCAAACAAGTCAGTTCTTGTTTTAAATTCTAGTTATGAACCAATCAACATTACAAATTGGAAAAGGGCTGTGGTTCTTTTGCTCAAACAAAAAGCACAAGTTTTGTCCAAAAGAGTAATTAGATTATTGACATATGTAAAAATTCCTCTTTCTAAAATCATGCAGCATCGTCCATCAAAAAGCATGATTTATAAAAGAGATAAACATAAGTGTCAATATTGTGGATCTACAAAAGATTTAACTATTGATCATGTTGTTCCCAGAAGTCGTGGTGGACAAGATACTTGGGAAAATTTGGTAGTTGCCTGTTCTACATGCAACACCAAAAAAGGAGATCTTCTTCTTGAGCAAACTAACATGAAACTTGCAAAAAGTCCCAAGGCACATTATAATAAGGTTCAAATTGCCCTGAATGATGACAGAGTTTCTGAATGGGTGGAGTATACATTTTAACTATGAAACCAAACTTTCGTAAAGTATTAGAAATGGCACTAGAAGAAGGTGTACGTTATGGGTATAATCGTGCCCATAAGCATGTAGAAAATCCACATCAAGATGCCGTGGTTGATTGTGTAGTTGAGGGTGCTATGAACTCTCTGTATGAATGGTTTGATTTTGAAGAGGATTATAAAAATGACTGAACGATCACAGGCATTTATGAATGCTGTATGGGAACGACGAAATAGTGGTGCTGATACAGAAGAGAAGTTAGTGGCAGCAATTCTTCAAGTTGCCGCAGAAACTGTGCAGTGGTATAATGCACAAAATAATATGATCGTATTGGATAAAAATGATATGTTACAACTAGCAGAGGAACTTGAAAAATGACAAGGGTGTTGAGCATAGATTTGGATTATATCAGTAGTCCTTACTCGGATTTAATTCGTCAAATGTTCAATGTAAATAGTTCTTATCGTTGGAGTAATTTTATGGAAAATACTCCTTTTCATAAATCTCATTTTTTTATTGATCAATCCAATTTAACATTTTGTTTTAATATTTTTTTAAAATCATTAAAATATAATCCAAAAGTTTCTTTTGGATATGATCATGACTCAATATTATTCTCCATCAATAAAGAAAATAATATTGATTTAATAAATATTGATCATCATGATGATGTTTTTAGTGGGATTATAAAAAATCCAAATGAAGAATATGAAGCACTCACTAAACACAATATTATAAATGAAGGAAATTGGGGGGCTTTGTTGCATAAATTAAAAAAATTAAATTCATTTACATGGATTAAAAACATTAATAGTGATATTAATGGTGACAGAGATAACAGAGCTAAACAATTTCTTGGAAACTTATATCAATCTTATTTAAAAGAAGATTATATTTTTGAAGATTATAATTTTGATTATGTATTTTTATGCTTATCTCCTCAATATATTTTTCCAGACCACTGGCATTATTTTTCAATGTTTATTAGTGCATATGAAGAATTTTCTGAAAAAACTGCAGTAATATATACAGATAAGTATGAAACCAATATTCGCCATTTAAAAACACATGAACAAATTTTAAATCAATGTTCAAATAAAATGTCCTTTAATAATTTACGTAAAAATTTAAACAATGAAATTATCTAAAATTGCAAAATGGTCTCACCGTTATGATTTTGGACACGATTGGTATGTTCAATTTCTAAACATTAAGCGTTGGAGTTTGCTTCAAATTTCTGTGAGTTGGAATGACTATACTTCTTGGCCTTATCTACAAATTAAGTCAGGAAGTGGTGATGTATTGAGTATTGTTTTCTGGGTATATAAGTTTGGATTTGATGTTGATTTTTGTGGCAGAACTTGGAATTGGGATTATATGAAAGATATAGATGAAGATCCTGATCATCCTCAAGTAGATGAACAATAAACCAAATATGTTTGATATAAGGTCTGAATTCATATCACCAAAACAAGTCATAATTTCCGATGATATGGAATATCCATTATATCGGCAAGAATTAATAGACTTTTGTTATAATCAAAAGAAAATAGATCCAGAAGGAAAACATTACACAAATGTTGGTGGATGGCAAAGTTCTGATATATTGAATAAATTAAACAATAATACTGATTTTTTTATAAAAAGGTTAAAGCAAAATTTAAAACAATGTTTTGACAGTCAACTTATGATTTCTCCAGAATATAATCCACAAATAATAAGAATGTGGATTCAAATATCTGGTAAAAATAATTATAATACAGACCATACACATCCTATGTCACATTATAGTGGTGTTTTTTATGTCAAATGTAAAGATAATGATTTGAGAAATGGTTGTTTAAGAGTTAGTAGTTATTCAAATGCTCAAGAATTTCAAGAACTTCTTTTTAGAAAAGAAGAAATTAGAGATGAATTTATGATGCACCCTTCTTTTTCTTATCCCGCAAAAGAAGGAAGACTTTTACTTTTTCCATCTGGTCTTAATCATAATGTTTCTATAAATCAATATGATTATGATAGAATATCAATAGCTTTTGATATTCTTTTTGATAGATGACAAAACCATTACCCGATAAAAAAAATCTTGACATCATGTGGACTGTGGCAACCTCAACCAGTATTGAAACTGGCACAAGACCCCATTACGGGTTTGCCTACCTGCTGTATGATTACCTCACAGACAACCTCAAAAACACCTATGGAGTCGAACTCTGCTATGAACCTCAAAGAGAAAAAAGCACTACTGAAGAAACTTGAGAATGCTGCCAACACCTGTTTTGATTGTGGTAAAACGTATGGAGTGTATTCCGTAGGTTGTTCCTCTGTTTATGAATCAAAGTGTGGTGTATGTGGTGAGATCAAACCCATCACAGAGACCCGTGATTTCGCTTACTTTATTACTGGTATTCGTAAACTCAAAAAAGAAATTGCTGAAGAAAAAGGAAAATGAGGTTCCGTAACGTAGAGTTCCGTTGGAGCAAATGCAACAACAAGTATGAACTCGTCAAGTGGATGCCTCAAAACGAGGATAGTTTCTTCAAAGATCCAACCTGTTATGTGATTGCTTTCTTTGATAAAGACAAAGAGGGTTACGATATGAGGACTGTTGGTGATAGGTTCTTTGAGGATAAAGATGCTTGGGTAGTTGGTAAGTTTGCTCTGGGATTTCTAAATGAAATCT